AGTACTTATTGGGTTGACTGCTATATGGCAACCAAATCGCCAGAAGGTGTAATTACTAAATGGATTATTGAAGTAAAGCCTAATAAGTATTTGACTCCTCCTGAACCACCAAAAAGATTAACTGAGAAATCTACTCTAAATTATGCTAGGCATGCTAAAGCATATATTATAAATGATGCTAAATTTAAAGCAGCTAAAGTATATGCTAAAGAGAATAATATGCGATTTGGTATAATCACTGAAAACTTTCTATTCAATAAGGTGTAGAATATTAAACGATGGATTTCAATAAACTAGAAAAGAATAATGGTACTCTTCCACTAAATGTAGTGTCTGACCAGTATGGGATAACACAAACTAGAGGTCAAGTTATACCAGGTAGATTTTATTCACTCAAAGTAGTTGCGGAAGTTCCAGCTATTACTGAATCGTATGTATACCAAAAGACTGGTAAAGCTTATTTAGATCTAAATCCAACTGGCTTACTCCTGTTTCATGATAATTGGAAAGAAGTTGCACTGATTTTAAATATTAAGATTATTCCGCCAGTCATACAATCGAAAGTAATGGAAGCATATTGGGCTTTTTCTAAGTTAAATGGATTAAATCATCTATTTGATAAAGAGGATAAATTAAAAGATCTAAATGAACGAAGATTACTTGATCATCGATTTTATTTGATTACTCCAACTGCTCTTAGCAATTTCATTGGAGTAAATAACTTAAACTATGCAATAAATAACTATAATATGGACACTATCGCTGAAGCCAAATTAATTGATTGGGATAACTTTGGAATGTTAGTTAATCCAAAAATATCAACACATGGATTCTATCCAGATCCAATAAATCTGGCTAAAGTTTATGAAAACTTTTTAACAAATACCCTAGTATAATATGGCAGGATTTTTAAATACATCAAGTGCAAGAGTAGGAAGCGCACTATCTAATTTAAGTAAGTTTGGAACTCGACATGAAGACCTTCTACTTAAAAATTCACAAGCGATAGGTTTTATTGAGAGTCAGCTACAAGCAAGGGCAGGTCGATCAAGTATGAATGATGACCTGATGAAATTCTCAATGGCAATTTCAGATACGACATCACAATTGAGAACAAAGGCATTGGCTTTTTTCCAATTAGACTATGTTGTAAAGAGGGAACGCCTTCGTGATATTGCTGCAAATGGTGAAATTGAATTTGTATTAGAAACAATCGTTGACGATATGATTGTATACGATGATGAAAATCGATTCGTATATCCAAAGGATCTTACTGGTAAAATGTTATATCGTGGAGATACTAAAGAGGAGCGTTTAAACTTTCAAGAAAAAGTAGTTAGAAAGTATAATGATAACTTTGAAAAAATTTATAATGCTTGGGGATTTGCCGATGGTATTGCATCATGGCAATATGCATTTCAATACTTAATTGAAGGCCATCTTACTTTTGAAATTATTTATGATAATCTAGAAAAACCTAAAGAGATTATTGGATTTAAAGAATTAGATCCTGCAAGTATTGCTCCACAATTACAAAAGGATGCTAAAGGTAAAATCTTTATGCAATGGTTACAATACGATCAATTGACAGGATCAACTCGAGTACTTAATGACTCTCAAGTAATTTACATATCTTATTCAAATCATTTTAGAACAAAAAGAATATCTTTTGTTGAAAGATTAATTAGATCATTTAACTTACTTAGAATTATTGAACATAGTAAAGTTATTTGGCACGTAATGAATGCACCAATCAGATTAACAACGTCTGTTCCGATTGGAAGTAAAAGTTTTCAAAAAGGTCAAGAGGATGTTCGAGAATTCTTAAATATGTTTAAAGAAGATATTATCTTTAATGGAGATACTGGAGAACTTCAAGTAGATGGTAAACCAAATGTATTATTCTATAAAAACTATGTAACTCCAATTAATGATCAAAACCAGCAAGTTAAAATTGAGCCATTAGCTATGCCTGGCCCAAACCTTTCTGGTTCTGAATTACTTAATTATTTCTATAAAAAATTAAAAATGGATTCCAAAATTCCATATTCTCGTTGGGAAGGTCAATCTGGAATGGGTGCATTTACTCTTAATGCTGAAGGTATTACTAGAGAGGAAATTAGATATCAAAAATTTGTTAATCGACTAAGATCTGCTTTTTCTGAATTACTAGTTAAACCTTGGTATTTACAAATGTGTTTAGATTTTCCAGAATTAGGAGATGACTATAAATTTAATAATGCAATCGGTCTTACTTATAATAACGATAATGTATTTGAAGAGATGAAGAAGAATGAAATTGAAGCTAAGCGAATAGCTGCATTCCAAGCTAAGAAAGGAGTAATGAATGATGATGGAACTCCATACTTTGCTACTGAATACTTAATTAGAGAAGAACTTAAAATGACTGAATCTGAAATCAAATCAAATCAACAGTGGTTTGATCAGGAGATAGATGAAGAGGTTGAAGAGCCTGCAGCTGGTGCTGCTCCTGCCGCTGGTGCTGCTCCTGTCGGCGGAGCCGCTGTTCAACCGACTGAAGCCGCTCCTACTGAAGGAAGTAGTGAAACTATTGAAGGTGGTGAAACTAAAGGTGAAGGCGGCTTATAAAAAGCTAAAATTAATTTAATATTATAGAATGGTTTAGTATCTTATTACTAAACCATTTTTTATTATGAAAGAAAAAATAAAAGAATTTTCAGAAAGGTTATTAAGTTTACCTAATGAGATCGCTACCCTACAGGAATCCCTGATTGAATTCAATGATGAATTACAGAAAGTAGATAATGAAATATCTGAACGCACTTCTGAGATTAAGACCATTATCAACAACGCATTAGATGATAATGGCAAGAAACTATATTCAAATGCTGAGATGAGAGAATCTGCATTTATCTCTGATTCTAAAAATGATATATTGTTGCCTTCTCTATATGTAGAACACAGTAATATTCAAAAAAGAATTCAAAAGGTAAAAATAGGAATTGAGAACCTAAGTAACTATCAAAGAAACTTACGAACCCTAATTGCGTATATGACTGAACAGACGATTGATTAATCGTAGAACATTGCAATACTATTCTTAAGTTCAGGTATGTCGATTAGTAGAACTAAGATGTCACGATTTGATTTATCATCTGGATATAGTGATGGTGATGCTGTGATTTGACGTTTTCGTGCTTCAGCGACATACTTGTTTATTTGACTAGTAGCTTCATCACTTAGGTTAAATGGGTCTACTGAGTATTCAAATAAGTAACTATCTAAATTTAATCCAAAATCAGGTTCGCCTAATACTTCTCCTTTTTGTGTAAAAAGAGTCATCTTTACTTGCTGTATTGCTGATTCTAATTCGTCTCCAATTTCAACTCGATCATTTAAATATCGTGGATCCCCATCAGTTCGTGTATAAAAATCTCTAAGATTTGCCATAATTGTCTTATTTTAATAGTGGGCAAGGAACATCCAATCTGTAGTATTCTCACCTTTCATCATTGTCTTAACATCCTCCATTTCCTTTTCAGCAGTTGCAACAATATTTTGATAGTTTACTGTAACTCCTCCAGGAAGAGTATAATTAAATGTTTGAAGCATATGTGATAATCTTACTTTTGCATGAGCTCTGACGTATCTTTGAAATAGCTCATCTTCATACAATTTACTAGGATCAAGCTTTTTAAATACTCTCAATACTGCTGCAGTTTTAGGCGTTCTTCCTAATACCCCAAGCTGTTTAGTATTTTTATTATAGTCATATGCAATAGTATCAATTAACATTGATTTGGTTAAATCTAAGAAAGAAAACATTACTGTTCGATACATGATACTCTCCCCAATAAAAGGAGTTAAGAATATTTCAGCACCAATAAATTTTTGTTCTGAAAAATCTCTATCTAATGTACCAAAAATAGTTCCTCCCTTCGCCTCTTTAAAATCAACAACAAATTGTACACAGTCTGGTAATTGAATCTGCCTAAGTTTTTTAAAATTAGGGTGATCAAATACTTCAGTTGGAAGTAATAAATATTGACTCTCTACTGCATGTTTCCAGTTGTCCCAGAAAAATTTACAGTCATTTGCTATTATACGCTTAACTTCTTTTTCAGGAAGGCCATATGGTAATGCTCCTGAGAAAGTAATTTCGTCATTTATGTCCTGGATAAGTTCTAATTCGGTCATGGTTATATTATTGATTTGATCCAGAGCCTGCGCCCTTAGTATCACTAAATCTTACACTTGATTTATCGATATCTACATTAAATTCTTTATCTCCCATCGATCTTCCTAAAGCTCTTTGGTTTTTCTTAGCAACCATATCATCTTGTTTTCCAGCACGGTCAACTGATAACCTCATTACTTGATCAAGAGATTGAGCTTTCATCTTCTTCTTCCAATCACTATGAAAAATCATATTCATTGCTCGAGTAATATCAACTTCTTGTATTTCTCCACTGTATCTGCTTGGATTTCTTGCAGCTTTTTCATTAGCTAATTCTCTAGCTATTGCAATAACCGCAGTATATAGTCCGCTAAGTGCGCTTTGCACCATACCCTTAAAATTAGTTGGGTATACCACCTCTTTAGTAGATTCATTGATAAATTGACGATATGTTTTTATGTTTCTTTCCATTATTTGGAAGTAGCTGCTTTTTGTAATGCTCCATTTAATGCAGTTGTTGCATTATTAACTACTACGTTTTGGTCTGATTTTAATTTTTCAAGTTCAGCTTGCTTTGCTGCTACTGCTCTATCTCTATTTGCAGAGGCAGTCGCTAATGCAGATCTTGCTGCAATTACTGCAGGATCAGCTTCAACCATTGGCGGTTCAGCTGGAGTTGTTGCAGGATCTGCTTGATTTTGAGTAGTATCAGTTGGAGTAGCTGGTGCAGCAGCTGGAGCAGTTTGCTCAGTAACTACTGGGTTCGCACCTGATTCAACACTAATTTCTTCAGATGCTTTCTTTTCAGCATTTTGAAAACTCTTAAAAGATTTTACATATGACATATCTTTAATTATTTAGTTTTATTAAATTCGTTTGAAGTTTTTACAAATTCCTCATACGAAAGTATTTTAATCTTTTTATCCATTCTAGGATTAGAGCCAAATGCACTAGTTATTCTTCCACCAGTTAAGAAAGGAGAATTATTCCAGTGTGTTGGAATAGTACCCGACGCGCCAGCATAAAACATCATTGCGTTTGCTCGTTTAGTGTCAGGTCTCAATATTCGTTCAGTATTATCTAACTCAATCGAATTTGCCCCAATTCCTTCAACTAATCTCTTTAATTTCATATTATTCTTGTGGAAATTGTAAATCGTCAACTGGTTGATCTAATGAGAATTCAGGAGCCTTTGGTTCCATTTGTTTTGAAAAATTAATATCTTCTTCACCATCGATTGGTGCATCATTAGGGGTCTCTTCTGGTGTTCCTCCACTAGGTATCGCAAGTAGTTGATCTCTATTTGAATCAATAAATTGTTGTAATCCCATACAAACTAATGGATTTACTTGTTGACATCTATCCATTAACTCTTGAACAGTTAATGTCATTACATCAGATTGAGGTAATAGGTTTTGATCTTGTGGCTGTTCTTGTTGAGCTTGAACTTGGTCAAAACTTGGAATTTCTTCAATATTTGTTACCACATGTACAGGCGCTTCTTGCGCAGGTGGCATTTGAATATCTGGCGCGTGTTGCATTGGAGCAGGTTGTTGAATATCATCCGCTTCATATAATCTTTTAATAGAAGTCTTTTGCATCTTTTTAAATTTATTTTTTATAGTATTATTTATCCAGAAACCAAGTATACGTTTTAAGATATAAAGAAACATGAAAGAAAAAGATATTAATGCTGCCGCTGTTGCTCTTGAAGAAGAGTTAAGAAAATCAATTATTAAAAAATTGGATACAATTAAAGAATCTGTAGTATTGCAAAAAGGTTCAAACCAATCTTCATATTATCAAATGTTAATGATGATTGACGATGATCTTGATGATGTGTTACTTAATTGGGAATATGATTCAATCGATCCGTCTCTTTCATTTAATAGAGAAGATGATGGTGATGATTATTGATTTAGGTCAAAGTGATATATTAGTGAGTACTAATTAATACTCCACCTAATGCAGTTGCATGATTAGTAATATGATTTAAATCATCTGGACTTAATTTAGTTTTTCTTTTAGTATAGTCCAATCCTAGTACACCAATAAATTTTTCATCAATTGTTTTTATAGCAAATAAGTAACCTGCTTTACACCCAGTATCTTCTGCAATGTATTTTAATCCATATGTTGCTATCTCTTCATCAGTAAAATCTGAAATTGCAATTAAATCTTTTTCAAGTAATCTATTCATTGACTTTGAAAATAAATTAATTGGTATATTTTGGAAATTCGATTGAATTGAAGTAGTGTTTAATGCAACAGTTTCATATATTACACTAAATTTAGCAATTGATTTTCCAGTAGGATAAAAGTGTCCGCCGTTATGGAATTGAGTAATCCATACACGATCTGCTTTAAACTCTTCTCTAATCTGGTCAATTTTTGATGTAACCCTTTCTCCTATTCTAAGAGAATCAGATAACATATCTGGAGCAGCTGCCTTCTTATCTAATTTATTTTTAATAATAATAATTAAAATAGGCCCAAGTACTCCTGTAATAAAAGCAATTATAATTGGTATGATTGATTCCAAAATAGTATTAATTAATTTTACATATTACACCCACATGAATACCCGTATTCATTACTAAGATATTCTTCTCCACATTCTTTACATGTATCTTCCTCTTCGGCATATTTATCACCATTCATATATTCTGAATCTCCGCAAGTATCACACTCAACATCTTCATTAATAAATTGAATAAAGCTTTTAACTAGAGTAATACCTTCGTCTACTTTCTTTTTAGGATTTGCTCCAGCTTCAGGATTTCCTTCCTCACGCTCTTCATCATCTTCCTCTTCATTAGATTCTTCCTCTTCGTCAGACTCTTCATCATCATCTTCAGAACTAGGAGCAGGTAGTGGTTCATCTTCTTCAGTTGATTCATCTTCTAAATCTTCTTCAGTTGTATCCATTGTAATATTATCAGTTGGTGCTTTCATATCGTCTGAATTATCTGATGAAAATGAAGGAGCTCCCTCCTCTCCAGGACCAGCCGGTACCATTTCATAGTTTCCAGAGATTGGACGGTTTGGGCTAATTTGCGGTTGGTCATATGTTTCATCATCAAAACCTTCTTCAAAATTAGCTGCAGCATTTTTCATATCATCTAAACTAACTGGCTCGTCGCTTCCATTAGAATATTTATCAGAAAATTCCACAAAATTTAAAACTCTACCTGGCATTGTGTATAATTATTTTAGTTATTTATCTCAACGAAATAATCGTTTTGAGCAGGTAACATAAAAATAAAAAATTCGATATGTTAGTAAAAGATCAATTTAGAAAAAATGGGTTAAGCTTGGCTCCAGGAGGATCAACTTTAACTGCAATTACAAAAGACGGTAGGGAGTTTTCGTATGATAAAATTAAGAATGTCGATGCATATTGTAGAAAACTTGCATCCGATCTTAATGTTATTGAAATAATGGAAGGTACAACAAGTTTGTGGAAACGTAACAACTAAAAACTAGAAATATGACAGCTCAACTCGAAGCATTAGTAGACTCATATTATGAGGATTCTATTGAATTATACGATGGACGATTCTTATGTTTTAAAAGACTATTTGACTATCGATGTACTAATCGACATGCAATAGAAGTTTCAATTGAAGATATTGAAAATCAAACTATCACGAGTATCTCTACCTATTTTGATGGCAGATGGGTATTTTCAACTCCTCTTCATGAAAGCATGTTTTGGACATATATTAAACCAAATTTTGATAGAGTTAAAGCAATTACTACTCGAATGAAAGAGGCAGGTCAAAGTAAAGATATGTTTGCATATCGTATACAATTAAATAAAGCAGCACAATCAATAGCAAGTCCAATCTCTAAGTTATTTGAAATTTTTAAAGGAAAATAATATGGCAAAATATACATATAATACTGAAGTTTTCGTAGACGTTGAAATTACAGTAGATGAAGTAGTCGAATTTATTGAAGACTATGCAGATCGTAATGATCTTGAAATGATAAAAACAGCTATTAAAAATGCAGGTTGGAGTTTACCCAATAGTCATACATTTAAAAGCGCAGATGGTACTTATATCAAAGATGAAAAATTACAATTATTATCTAAAGCATTTTCAAGATATACACTAGAAGAGCTTGAACAAAGACTTGGAAATAAATTTAATTTAATATAAAAAAAGCCGAATAATAACTCGGCTTTTTAGTTATTCTAGATTTACTTATTAATAAAACTTTCAAATGTTTTTATAAAACTCTCTTTTTCTTCAAATGGGTCCTTTTGGATATTTGGAGAATCTGAAATATTTGTTAAAAAATTATATACTTCTTGGATGTCGTCTGCTGATGATGCAATATGATCAACTGCCCATTCATGACCATTCTTTAAAACTTGATCTACTTGAGTATGGTCCATTTCAATAAGTTCATCAATCATTCTTTTTATAGTTTTAAGATTTCCAAAAAACATATAATTTATTTCTGAATTTTTTCTACATGAATTAGAGGATCCTCCGCATCCACATGAACATTTATAATCTTCCATAATTATTTTTTCTTTTTTTGAGCATTTAATAAATTAAGAGCTAACGTATTGCGTTTATGAGTCTTTGCATCCTTAGCATCGAGTTGAAGTCCAGGCTTCTTTTTATCTTTGTCTTTCTTTGTAAGTTCAGCTTCCTTCTTTGCAATTTTAGTTTTAGTAACTTTTCCACCTAATTCTTTTTTAAGAGCTCCTTTTTTAACATCCTTAAGTACATCAGCAATCCAGTCTCCTTTTTTACCTTCATTTACAAATTGATCAAAACTCATAATTTTTTTAGGGGATACTGATTCATTTGGTATAGTATTGATATTTCCACTAACTGCTTCTGGTGTAACTGCTCCCATTTCCACTTGTTCATCTGATGCTGGTTTAACTACTTGTGAATCCTCAGTTGAAAGTTCGTTTGACTTAATAAAGTTTATAGTAATTCCATTAATAATTTTAGGACTAATTGCAGAGAGGCTTTCAGTAACCGTTCCTCCATCTTTAATTCCATCAATTATTCTATTTGCAGTATCAGTATCAATTTTAAAGATAATCGAATCATCTCCTTGAGAAACTTGGTGATCGCCTACATTAATAATTAGAGATTTAATATCTTTAATATCAGTTTGGTTTTCAGCTTTTTTCCACTTAGCCTCATTTGTTGAATATTCTCCATCATTTATTAAATTATCCATATCAGCTTGAGTTAGCATTATTTCGATTTGATATCCAGCATTTTTAAGTGCCTCAAAATCTTCAAGCTTAGGCTCAGTTAACTCAGTCGCTGACATTCCCATTTCTTCTGGGTTTAATGGAGCGCCCGTCTGTTCAGCTTCATATATTTTTGAAAAATTATAATATTTATGCATAGTTCTTTATTTTTTTATTCTGAATATATTTTAGAGTATAGATCAGACATTGTTTCAATAATATCCTCAATTGTTCCATCTCTTCTTAGTTCCTTAAATACTAGATTTTCAACTGAAAACTCTCCGCCACTAGCTAATCCTTCTTTTCTAGATTGCATGACTTTCTTCTTTAGTCTCTCTAGATAATCATACAGTTGTTGCGCAGCCATTCCATCAGCAGATCTCATCTTTTTCTTAATTAGTCTAAGTTCTGCTTTAATTACTCTCATCTTTTCATTAATATCCTTTTGATCAATTTCAGGTTCATTCCATTTAGGAACAATAATCCATTTATTATTAAGGACTGAGAAGAGACCGGAGGCAATATGTTGTTCATCTTTATGTTGTACGTAACACTCTACATCATGTCCTCTAAGAACAACGTGATGGCGTTGATTCCACATAAAGCGCTGACCGTCTAATGCTTTGCGAACAAGTTCAACATTTGTATCGATTGATGCAAAGTCAATAATTATGTGTACATCTAAATCTGAATCTGCATTCCAATTAAAATTAGCCAATGATCCAGTTAATTGAATATCTAAAATAGGTACTTCTAATTTTAGAGTATTCCAAAAGTCTTGTGCAATTGCAAGTAACTTTGTTCTAATTTCAGGATCCATTTTACCCTCTTCCCAAAATTTAGAAGAGAGATCTTTATGATATTCAACGTCTTCATTAATCCATGAAATAAACGTTTTTGCTCTATTTTTCAAAGGTTGATAGTAATTTATGTTATTTATCTTATCAATATTCAGATAAATATTATTATGAACAAGTATATTAAATCATACATTCCAATTAATGAATCAGTCCAACAACATGGAATAATCTTAATTAAAGGAAAACCAAAAGGAAAATCTGGAGATCAAATGCTCTATGCAACTCATGTTAATTCATCAGTCGAGATTAGACCAGGTGCAACCATGTTACTTTTATCTGATACTTTTTATCGAATAATTAAGGGTGATTCTGGGAAGTTAAAAGGGGTTAAAATAAATTGGCGAGATGAAGACTCTTTAAAGTCTGTACTTAATTTTAAATCTCCAGGTAAATTAAGCGTTGTTAGAAATAATAATAAGACTCCATATCATTGGAAGACCTTAAAGCATACTAATTTGACGGCTGCTCTATCTGCAGTTGATGGAGATATTAATACTTCATCGTATATTTTTGAATCAGTTGAACAGATTAGTCCTAAATTAACTACTCAACTTCTTTCAGATACACTCAATTCAATTTTTTTAGGAACAGATAACTCAGTTATTCTACTTGATTGTCACGTACCTACTAGTGCATTAGAAGATTCTCTTTCAGGAGATGATGATCGAGGCCATCATGAAACAGAGTGGGAATTTTCACTAGATTGTTTATATATCGGTCGACCTGAACTAGACCAAGAATTAAAATCGACAGGTATGCGGCGATTTACCGTAGAATTTCAACTAACTACTGAATTTAATTATAATTCATGGTATGATCCAGGAGACAGAGATACTCCTGGAGATGGTGGGACTGACCTTGAGGATTTCCGTACATCAATTAATATGATATATTTAGATGGCGAAGAAACAAATTTTGAACCGTCTGAAAAGTTTATTACTACTATCTCTGAATATTCTGATGGTGATGTTGATTCATGGATAAAAAAGAATAATGTAACATTTATTTAATCTAAAATTTTTAATTAATCCAAATAATTGTGTATTTTAATAAAAAATATAATTATGGATTCTTCTTTAGCTAGTTCCGATTTTAATAAATTTTTAAAATCAATCAGTGGTCTAGAAAACGGATTTTTTTCTGGGCGCGCGCCTATTATGGATCGTGGATTTTTTCAAGTTAGTGATGGGTGGTTACCTCTTATCCAATTACTAATTGAAGATCTAATAAAATTAGGTTGGGATAAACAATTATGCGACTCCAAAGAAAAATTCGGCGGTCTGCGATTTTATATTAATTCAGGAAGTGATGAAATTCACCAGCGAATAAGTCAAGCTGAACGTGAAAGTTATCTGATTTGTGAAAAATGTGGTAAACCTGGAGAATTACGAAAGGATTCTGGCTGGTGGACTACTCTATGCGATACTCACCATAAACATTAATACAAACAATGAAAAATTTATTTTTAGATGATTTTCGACAACCTCGGGATGCATGTTATATTGTTAGCAATCCTAAGATTTATTGGGATGGAGAATGGGAAATAGTAAAAAACTATTTAGAATTTTGTGGATGGATAAAGAGACATGGCTTACCTAAAATAGTAAGCTTTGACCATGATCTCGCTGATATACATTATGAAATTGACTTTAACGATTGGAATGATGCGACTGCTGACCAACTTGGAGTTGAAGAAACTGGTTTAGATTGTGCAAAATGGCTAGTCAATTACTGCATGGACAATGGTTTTAAATTACCTGAGTATTATGTACACTCAGCAAACCCAGTTGGAAGAAAGAATATTCAACTATATTTAGATAATTCAAAACAACACTTAGATTTATGATAGAGGTAAATAAAAAACTAGAGAAATTAAAAGCTTTCCTAGCTTCAGAAGAAGGACAAAAAAAATTAGAAGAGCTTGCCATTACGATGGACCTTGATAATAAACATAGACTTCGTTGGGTTGAACGCTTTAAAAAATATTCAGAAGGAAGATTAGATGAAGTACTTGAAAAAATAATTAACAAGTATGGCTCAGACGAGTATGTTAGATCGGAATACAGTAGAGGATATCAACCGCGTGAAGAACTTTTATGGGTGGCTTATGAATTTGCAACACATTATTGTCTTCCATGCGAAGATGAAAAATACTTAAATTCATTTACCGCAGACGCATATTATATTGGATCGTATGTAATTCAATTAATGAATGGCCAGGGATCAGTAATTAAAATACAAAATATATGTTAAGAGAACAAATTTATGCAGATTATATGACATCCTTTAAAGAGAGAGATACTGTCAAGAAAAATCTATTATCCGTAGTTAAAGGAGAGATCCAAACACTCGAGAAAAATTTAGGAGTTGACTCGCTAGATGATAATGAAGTAACTAAGATTTTAAATAAAGTTGCAAAATCATTACGTGAAGTTTTAATAACTGATAGTGCAACCGTTATTTCAGATGTTAGAGTTGAATTAGATATTATCGAAGCTTATTTACCAAAGCAAATGACTGAAGAAGAAATCAAATCTAAGATCAATGAATTAATTAATAATGGTGCTGGAAATGTTGCAGAAATTATGAGAGCTTTTGCTACTCTTCCAGCTGACCGAAAACAAGTTTCACAAATTTATCAAACTTTAAAATAATATGAGTAACGTATATCTTCTTAATTTAGCATATCCTGAAAAATCGAAAGTTTCCTTTGAAAAAACTAAATTTCCAGACGGACAGCAATCCATTCGGATAACTTCTGATATTTCATCAGCTGTTGCAGTTAAAATCTATTCTAGATTTAATAACTTTAAAGATCTTGAATTAATACTATGTGCGACTTCTGCTTTAAAGAATTTAGGATTAACTGATATCTTTCTCTATATTCCATATTTCTTAGGTGGACGTAGTGATCGTAAATTTGAAGACGGCTCAATTAATTATATTAAAGATATTATTGCCCCAATTATTAATGCACAACATTATAAGGGAGTTATTGTCTTAGATCCTCATTCTGACGTTATTGAGGCATGTATTGATAACTTAGATAAAATAGACAATACTTCACTAGTTAAGGCTGCTCTTGGTGAAATAGTAGACTCTTTGTCTAAATTTCAATTTGATATATCATCTACTTCTCAAATTTGCATGGTTTCTCCAGATGCTGGCGCACTTAAGAAAATATATTCAGTTGCTAAGGACTGTGGAGTATCAAATGTTATAACTGCATCAAAGGTCAGAGATCTCTCTACTGGTAAAATATTACATACTGAGGTTCCATTAGTGAATATCAAGTCTAGTCCTACCGTTTTTGTAATCGTTGATGATATTTGTGATGGAGGTAGAACTTTTATTGAAGTGGCAAAAGCAATTCGTACACGCCGACCTATGCCAGAATATCAAGATAAAATATTCTTAATCGTTAGTCATGGAATATTTTCAAATGGGCTATATGACTTATCCAAATGGGTCGATGGAATATATTCGACTAATAGTCGCGCTGATATTAAAGCTGACGAGTTTTCAGAATACACAGTTCCTTCTACTTTTTTAACTCAATTTAACATATATTAATATGAGAGTAATTAAACCGCCACACTCTTTATCTAAAGCTGGTGCAAATATTTCAACAATATTTTTAGCAGGAAGTATTGAAATGGGATCGTCCGAAGATTGGCAATCTAAAATTGAAGAACGCCTTAATTCTCGCGGAGATGAACTAGTTATTTTAAATCCACGTAGGGATAGTTGGGATTCAAGTTGGACTCAAGAGTTTACAAATCCTCAGTTTTATCAACAAGTAAATTGGGAACTCTCTTGTTTAGATACAGCTAGCTTAATTATTATGTATTTTTCGCCAGATACAAAATCCCCAATCTCTTTACTTGAACTTGGATTATATGCAAGCTCTGGAAAAATAGTAGTATGCTGCCCTGATGGTTTTTGGAGAAAGGGTAATGTTGAAATAGTTTGTGAAAATTATGGAATTCCTTTATATGAAACATTTGAAGATCTTTTAACTTTTATTGAAACGGTAGTATAATAATAATAATAATAATATGGAATACTTAAAATTTATATTTTCAGGAGTTTGGATATTTTTAGGAATCTTGATATTGGTGGTAACTATCTTAAATTTCGTATATGATTGTTGGAATTCCTTTTGGAAGTATATTACTTCTGGAATGAGAGAACCTAAAACTAAAAATGATAATTTAACTAATATCGATTAATATGAAACTTGAAGATATTTCCCAAGAAATAAAAAACTTACCTACTTATATTGGTACCGGTTTTAGAACCATGGCAGAAGGTAGAAACATTATTGAAAATACTAAAGAGTATACTTCAAATATGAAAGACTCTACTAAAAAATACTATGGACGCGGTGGAGCTGGCGGATTTATCTGTAAGCATGGAATCTATAATCAGTTTATTGATCTCTCTAAACAGGATGGCAAATGGGATAATCGATTTATTGGAGACCGTTTTATTGAATCTTGGAAAAATCCAAATGATGTTGAAGAAATTGATGAATGGAAAGAAGGTAAAAAAGATATGATTATTCGACTATTTATAAAAGAAGTCAGCGAATCAAAATATATGGGCCAAGGAATTTATTATTATAATGGCTCTTCTCAAACTGGGGTAATGTGGTCCCTTTTAAAATAAAATATATGATACTTAACAGAACAAGAATTAGACAATTACTAGACGAAACTCGAATGGGTTCAGCTAGAACTGACTTTAACCAAGTAGATAGACTATATGGTTTAAAAATGTTAATTGATGACCATGTAACTCGGGACTCAGTTATTGTTGAGATCGGATCATTTTCAGGAAAGAGCAGTGAACTATTTGCATTACATTGTAAGCAATTAATGTGTGTTGATGTTTGGCAAGAATATTGGGAACTTGATGGAGTTACTTTAAGTAACGCTGAATTAGTTTTTGATGAAATGCTTAAGAATTATGATAACATTCATAAATTAAAGATGAATAGTGTAGCCGGCTCTATGGAATTTGATAATGAATCACTAGATCTTGTCTATATTGATGCTGCTCATGATTATGAGAATACTATGAATGATATTCGCTCATGGTTTCCAAAAGTAAAAAAGGGTGGAATTGTTGCAGGTCATGATTATCGATATGATCCAAATATTAAAGTATATGAGGTCGTAAATGAAGTATTTGGGCAAGATTATAAAATAGAAACTTATCCAGATAGTAGCTGGACTATTCGAAAATAATTTATATGGAAAGTCCAGGATCTTACATCGGCGCAATAATCGGTATGATTATTGTTGGTGTTTTAGGAACACTTATGGTAATTGATATTCGCAAAGACATGACAGTAATTGATACTCGAGTTGAAACTGTGGATGGAAAAACATATGATTGTACTGAAGCAAACTCAAGTGATAATGGTATGACTTATATCAGAAAGCCTTATTACATAACAATGCCTTCAAGAAACATTAAACTAATTAAAAGAATAAAATGAATTATCAAGAAGTAGACGGAGACTTAATTACACTTGCTACGGCTGGTACATTTGATGTTATTGCTCATGGGTGTAATTGTCATTCAACCATGGGTGCAGGGATTGCTCCACAGATGGCAAAGGCTTTTGGATGTGATCGTTTTATAATGGAACGTATAGGATCCGATGTTAACAAATTAGGTAACATTGATTACCAAACATTAAATTATAATGAAAAGGAACTTACTGTTGTAAATGCCTATACTCAATTTAACTATGGAAGGAATCATGCTGATGGTGATGCTAAACCTTTAAGCTATGAAGCACTTACACTGTGTATGAAAAAGATAAACATGCTATTTGCAGGAAAACATATAGGTCTACCTAAAATCGGTGCTGGTCTTGCTGGTGGCGATTGGGAAAAGATTAAAGCAATCATTCAAAGAGAACTTAGAGATTGTCAAGTAACTATTGTAAACTATAAGAAATAATGAGAACTATTGATTTTGACGTTAGTCTTATAAATAAGATTCATTTTAGACCTTCATATCATGATACAGATTATGTATGGAAAGCTGATTTAACTAAACCTAAATACAAAATAATTTTCTTTGGCCTATTTACTGTTAAAGACGGGTTTTACTCCCGTACTGAAGGCTTTTATAGGCTTGACTATCAGTATGGCAGCGACACTTATATATGGGATCATGTGAGTCTTGAAGACTTTGAAAAACTCGGCTACCTCATAAAAATTGTTAATCATACAAAAGAAGCTTGGAAAAAAGCTTATGTTGAAGTAGATTTAGGTTATCGATCTGCGATAAGTAGACTTTTTGATACTGATGAAGAAGCAAATGCTTGGATTCGACGACTAACAAATTTGTCAAATAAGACATTTGAAACAATTGAATATGAAAACTAGAAAAATACCGAGTTTAACTAATTCATTACTATTTTTTATGAAAGATCAGTCCAATTTTTCTATTGAAGAATATGAAAAAACTATGATTAAGTTAGAAAAGAAGATTGAACAGTCTTTAATAAAATTACTTTCTAAAGTAGATATTCAAGCTATTGTTAAAACTGATAGATACTCACTTCCATACACTGAAGAAATCATATACACTGCATTTGGTTACTCATATTTAAATGGAGCATTTGAATCTGCTCCATTTAAAAGAAAAATATTAACTACTCTTCTTAATGAAGATTTATATAAATTAAGATTTTATGTTTTTGCAGAAATTGAAGACCACTTTCCTATGGGAAAAGTGAGATACTGTTTTAGATACTATAAACATTAAAAAATATAATTAATTATGGAAGATAATATAGAAAATTTATACGATAGCTCGGTACCTGAACATATAACTAGGTATGAATTTGATTTTGATAAAATCAAAACAATTGATGATGTTATTAGGATAATTAAAGGATTACAAATATCCTTCACTGATCAATATACTGCATTCGAAGAAATTAAGGACCTTTTAAAAATAAAAGAATAATAAAGAGACTCTAATGTACTAGAGTCTCTTTATTAATTGTCTTTAAAATATGATCGTTAATCTCTTCAATTTTCTTTAAATTTAAAGAGCTTACTTCTGATCTAATTTTAGTGATATGATTTTTTATATGAGTAAGATCAGTTATTTCTAAATATCTTGATTTAACTGGGTTAGCTGAAATATTGTTATTTTTTAAGATATTATTTAATTTCATTATTGCAAAACGATCAGCTACTTGTTCAACTCTTAATAATTTTCGAGCAGCTTTATCTATATTTAAGTCATTTAAATATACATCTAGTACAATATTTTTACCATGTTTAGTATATTGATATTGGTGTGAAACTTCATGCAAGATTACATATATTAAATAGTGTAGCGGTAGATCAAGTATTTTTGTGCTAATTACACATTTATCAGTTTTTGAAATTCCAAGTGCTCTATTTGACATTCGTTCAAATCCTATCTGTTTACAGCCTGACTTTTTAATAAATTCTCCAAGTTCATTTAATAATTTACTTGATACATCCAATCGATTTAGGTGTATTCCATAAAGAAAGTCTTCAAGTCCTCTAGTATTATATCTCTTGGGTTTTAAAGTTATCTCCATCTAATATACTTAATAGTTTTCTAACTGAATACATTAATGCATCTAGTGCATCTGAATAAGTTTTATGCTGCTCATTAGTTAAGTTCCCAGCAATTAGCCCATTCCAAAAAATAACACCAGCAGCCGTGAGAATACCTTTATTATCAAAGTATTCTTGCTTTAATACTTGTATTCTATCTGAACACGGTGATTCACATATTTCAGAAGTTGGTATCCACTCTTCAAATGCTTTAAAGAAAGCATCACGAGTTGCTCCATATGCGGTTGCATTATTTTCCCAGGTTTGTGGACTTAATGGACTAACTTGGTTAATTCCAATTACTCCATCATTATAATAATCTTCTAAATCAAATAACATATTATAAATTATCTTTTTTTATTCTAAATTCCGGTATGTATTTTGCAGCCCAAAGAAATGGTTGCAATGAAAGTGCTAATTCATTTTTAGCTTTAATTGCAGCATCACGTTGAGCCGCCATTGCTAAATGAGTAAATGATATTGTATCAAGATAGAAGCTAATAGAAAATTCACTTTCTGCTGGATCCCATGCATACCATGCAATATCATTAATTACATAAATAATATCTCCAGGTAATCCAACCAACGGAATATCACCTACACTTGAAACTGCAGGTAGTGTTCTTAACTCAGTAACTCCAGGTAAAGCAATATCTGCTGCATGAATAGACCATTCTTCATATTCATTAACCTTTTTACAAAAGTATGTAGTCGGCGTATCGATCACTAAATTTGTTTTATAAAAAAGAGTAGATGCTGGGACTGGTGCTGGCAACTCCTGATAAGCTGGTCGATTTTCAAAATTAATCGCTAATATATTTTCACTATTTTTCTTAATCCAATCATCTCTAAATGCACGAAAAGTAGTATCTGAGTTACCGTTGTCTGATACCCAAGTATCTAGATCTTCATATGTTGGTTGATATAATTTATCTAGTAATACATCGAATCCCCAATGTCTAAAGATTGGCCGAAGTTTATCTCCTCCACAATATCCTGGTCTACTTTCTCCAGGTAAACTTGCACCAGCTGCTGCTCCGCCAGAAAGGGATCCGGTTGTTCTAGACATTCTAACTGCTTGTTCAAATAACATTTGCTCTTCTTCAAAGCGTCTTCGATTTTCTTTTTGGTTAGGAGATTCTTCTCCCCAATTAATAAATGACATATTATTTCAAATATTTTAATTATTTATCTGAATAAAATTTTAATATCTATATTAAATATAGTAGAATAGTTAAAAATATAAATTATGTTTAAACCAAATCCTTTAGGCTTAACCGATGGTTACAAAGTCGGACATAAGTCAATGTTAGCACCAGGCACAGATTTCTTATATGGAACGTGGATTCCTAGAAGTTTAAAGTATGCTGCTCCGGGAATCGAAAAAATACTTTCATCAGGTCAACAACTTGCATGGATGTGGCTTCATGATCAATTTGAAGATAACTTCTTTAATCAATCAATTGAAATTGCTCAGAAATTTGGTAGAGATATGTCAAAATATTTAGGATTAACTTATGATTCTACCCATTTTGAAGACCTTCACAAGTTAGGTTACTTACCAATAAAAGTTAAAGCTCTTCCTGAAGGATGTGAGACTTTACCTAATATTCCACATCAAACATTTGTTAATACTGTCCCCGGATATGCCTGGTTAACTCTATACTTGGAAACTCCAGTTTCATATGCTTCTTGGAAAACTCCAACTAATGCAACTTTAGCATTACAGTATCGTAGGAATGCAACTGATTGGGTAATGAAAACAGATTCAGATAATGCATGGTTTATTGATTATTCATGTCACGATTTTGCTTCTCGAGGATTAGATCCATTCTCAGTAATTTCTTCTGGCCTGGCTCACTCATTCTCTTTTATTGGATCAGATACCCTTATTGTAATTGACGCTGCTCGTTATTTCTATGGAGTTGGTGAAGATGAAGTATGTATCGCATCAGTTAATGCATCCGAACATAGCGTAACGTGCACAGGGATTTTCTACTTCTTAGATAAATTAAAATCTGGTGAACTAGATCATGAAATCGATACTTATTACTCTTATGATATTTCAGCGACTGCTTCAACTCAAGAGAATCCAGATTTTATGGCAATTGCTGAATGGTTAAATTTAAAGAGATGGTTAGAGATATTTCCAGTTGGAATCCTATCAGTCGTATCTGATACCTTTGACCTATTCCGAGTTATTTCTGAAATCTTACCTCGTTTAAAAGATCAAATTATGGCACGTGATGGCAAATTAGTTATCCGTCCTGATTCTGGTGATCCGGTTGATATTACTTGCGGAATTAATACGCAAGATAATATTTCAATTCGAATACAAGGTTTAGGCGAATATTATTCAAGAACTAATAAAAGTGGCCAAACTATATCAGACTGGACTAAAACAGCTGTTACTGAATGTAAAGGAGTAATTGAATTACTTTGGGATATTTTTGGAGGTACCATTAGTAAAGAAGGATTTAGAGTTTTAGACTCGCATATTGGTGCAATTTATGGAGACTCAATTAATTTAGAGAGACAAGTCCAAATTTATAAAAGGCTTGCATCAAAAAGATTTGCAGCAACAAATATTGTTTTAGGAGTCGGTTCATTTACATACCAATTTAATACTCGAGATACAAATGGTTATGCTGCAAAAGGTGCTCAATTTGAAGCAAATGGCGTATCGTTTGATATCTTCAAAGATCCTGTAACTGATGATGGTACTAAGAAATCTTTAAAAGGATACTGTCAAGTTATTAATACTCGACCAGATGCAAAATCTGATGAATTATTATATGATGGATTAGATCAAATAGAAGTTCGAATTAGTTGTACTAAAGAAGAGGAAGATTGCGGATTATTACAAACTATTTATGAAAATGGTAAATTCTATAATCAAGTAACTCTAGATGAAATTAGAAATAGAGTTCGTACCTTATCTACTGTACGCCAATTAGAAACTGCACACCAATGAAGCATTTAATATTCTTAATTGATATTGATGGCACAATATGCGAAGATATTAAAAATGAAGATTCCCACTTATATTCAACTGCAAAAGCTCTGCCTGGAGCAGTTGAAAGGTGTAATCAATGGCATAAGAGTGGAGCTCAAATCCATTTCTTCACTGCTCGAGAATCTAAAGATCGTGAAGTAACTGAATCATGGCTAACTGATAATGGTTTCAAATATCATGGTCTTATAATGGATAAACCTAGAATTAAAGATGGCCAAGAGTATATTTGGGTAGATAATCGAAAAGTACGAGCTATTACTTTTAAAGGTATCTGGTCAGACTTAGTTAAATATACCAAGAATATTTTATCTTTTCGAGAAGACTACCATGATTAAAGTAATTATTGCAGGTGGTCGAGATTTTAAAGATTACGAAAAACTTAAAAACATTTGTGATATTGCATTTAAGAGTTATCCTCAAGTTGAGATCGTTAGTGGCACAGCACACGGAGCTGACTTGCTAGGGGAACAGTATGCTAATGATAGAGGACACCTGATAAAACGATTCCCTGCAGATTGGGATAATTATGGCAAGGGAGCAGGGTTTCGCAGGAATGTCGAGATGGCCGAATATGCTGGTGCACTATTAGCCTTTTGGGATGGGTCAAGTCGAGGTACACAACATATGATTAACACAGCAAAGAAAAAAGGATTAAAGATAAAAATAATAAAATATTAAATTTAATTTAGTATAATAATATTAAGATGAAAGTATATTGTAAAAGTTGTAAGAAACCTACAGAACACCGTCAAAAGTTAGGAGGAACTGTTTGTAATTCTTGTGATGTTATAAACTATCCAGTTTATCTTGAAAGAATTAATGATGGTAGAAGTAATATTGGAAACACTGCTATTTGGATAGAGTGGACCGACGACGGTAGAGGTAAAGCAAGTCATCCTGATCCGCGGATAGGATATAGCCTATGTTTAGATCCATATGTAATCAAACCGGATTTTCCTGGATTAGAGGATCATATAACTACTCCAGGATATGGCTGGCTTACTACATCAGTTACTGAAATAATTGAAGATAAAAAAATAAAGTCAGTTCGTCAAATTCACTTTAAAACTAAAAATTCAGAATATATTTTACACTATAGTACACCAAAATCATGACAAAAGTAGCACTCATAATCGTCCTGTTAATATGTTCAATACTTTGTTGGTTATTTGCAACAACCGCTCGAGTAAATAATGAACATAATAAGACAGCATTTATTATTAAATCAATTTTCTATTGGCTTGCGATCACTATTGCATTTTCAATAGGTTACTTAATATCTAGCATATGAAACAATTAGAATGGAAAGAAATTAAAAGCACAGTTCAATGCTTTCAGCTTGATGGTGAACCTGAACTGATTCATGTTATTAAGACAGGATTTAATGATATGTATATGATAGTGCATGAAGATGCGTATGAGTTTTCTCTAGGTCTAGTTGAGTATGGGACTAGAGAATTAATTGAACACAAATATAATATAAAATTAAATTAATTATGGAAAAAGAAATTATCTTAAATCAAATTAAAACACCAGATGGAACTATCCTAATGTCTATGCATCGTCACGATTATGTAACGTATGATGATGCAAATGGATTAACTTATATGGTAGATGGAGGTAGTGAATATCTACGTAGAAATATTCATAGAACTGAGTTAACTCCGATTAACCGTATTATAGTTAAGATTAAATCAATGCTTGGTATAAAATGGCGTGATCCATTAGAATATACTGAACTTTCAATATTTAGTGATGCCCCATTTGAAGTAATTCGTGAGAGCTTTCATAGAGGAGGTCGTGGAAAGGATGGCACTGAACCTTTAACTTGGGTACCAATGGATAAGATGAGTGACGATTGGTTATTAGCGTGTATTAAGTATAATAATGATCATGGTAGAATGGATTGCTTTGCAAATACATTATATTCAAAGGAATTAGAATATCGCCAAGAAAATAATATACATATTGCAGATTAATCTACCTCAGTATCTACTGAGGTTTCAGTTGAAGTAGTAGCAATCGGTGGTTCCATTTGTGTATCCTGTTGAGAAATATATTCATCGTATATTTCTCTAGCACTAGCAGTACGTAGTATACTTGATGCAGCACCTTCATATTTAATAGCAATAATCGATGCTGCTGACTCAACAGTTGGAGCCGCTTCTACTAATTGTTTAATAGGTTTAGTTACAGTAAAATATTTACTATTTAATTCAATATTAATAAATTCAAGTTGACCATCAATTGATTGCCACTTAGGTAACTTCTTTAAGCTACTTAATCTTGAATCTCCCCATTGAACTAATCCGTAGTGGCCAGAAGTAGCCTTTAGATTAGGTTCAAATTTAGATTCTGCAAAAATATTTCCACAAAGAGCTGCTGCTAGCTTTGGAGAATATTCATATTTAGTAACGAGTTTATCCATTATAGATAACGCAATATTAAAAAGGTGGGAGTATTTCCCACCTTTTTCTTTATTAAAATATGAAGCTTCATTTAGTCGCTTCCATTGTTTAAATTCTAAAATATATCCCATTAGTTATTAGAATAACCAGCTTTCTGAATCTTCTTCAGGTCCAGTGGCTGATGATTTTTTAAATATGTTGTCAGTGTCAGCTGATTTAATTCCTAATGCACCTGCAATACTTACATTTGGTGTTTTAATTTTACTAGTAACTAAAAATGCTGCAAATTTATCAATTACTCCATCTAATGTGTGTTTAGCAATCATACTTGGAATTGATGCATAGTCACCAGCCGTAGGTAAGTCCCTTCTGTATTTTTCAGGCTGAGCTTCTCTAAATCCTGTTTCAGGTGATCTGCTCTCTTCATCTGGACTAAATTTCTTACGTTGAACCGTGTATCGACCTGTCCATGAAATACCTACCTCATTCTCTTGTTCTAATTCAAAACCTGAAGTTTTTTTATATGCACTCGGAGCTCCTTCTACTCCACCTCTACCTTCATTGTATAATTCTTTTCTAAAATCTCTAAATTTTGAAAATAACCAAGCCTGTACTTTAGCAGGATTCCCGCCGATCGCAGTAGATAATTCATTTATTTCAGGGAATAGTGCACCTCTAAAACCATTTTCATTATTAGCGTCAGCTTCAATCTTATTCTTAATTTGAGTATTTAATTTAGGAACGATCTTTGAAAAACGATTAGCAAAAACTCTTAAAAAGTCAGGTGATAATACTTGACCTTTAGCAGACGTCCTAGTTTCCCGAGTAACTCTAGGTTCTTCTTGTGGTGCAACTGGGATATTATATATAAATAACGGTTTTTCTAGAGAAGGTGCATACTTTTTCTCTCCTTGTCTAGTCATTGCTCTTACAAACTCTTGGATCTTACCATTAGTGTTTCCGCCTTTAGTATCATGTACTCCTCGTAATTGTAAACGGTCAACTCCACTAGTTGTTAATTCAGAATATCCATAATCAACTGCTTTCTTTTTTTCAGGATCCCATGCAATGACAGCATACTGTTCTCCAGTTGCACCTTTACTTGGTTGTTTATGATAAAGAAACATAAAGAAATCGATCTCTGGATTTACTACAAAGATTCTGATTTCACCAAATGGAATTGATTGAAGATACCAAGCAAAATCAGTATATTCACTTTTAACCTCCTTGTTTTGGAATGGGCTACTATTTGATTTACGACCTCTTAATTTAATTGGATCAGGTATTTCAACATTTGGTGAAGGAATAAAATAATTATATGGCATTGGAACAGCTGCTCTAGATTTATAAGTATGTCCCATTTGAGGATATTGATTACTATAGTGTTCCTCCTTTGTGTGGATAGTCCTAATCATTTCTTTAGGTAATCCAATTTGACTTAAATTTGAATCTTCAAAAATCGCATTGTTTACATACGATTCAAATTCTTTAATTAATCCGCCTTCTTTATTAAGCATTATTCAAAGTTTTTTATTATTTATTCGATAAATAATAAAAAATATTTTATATTTTGATAAAGGATTTTAAAAATTTCATATTAGAAGCCCTAACTTTAAAGAAGAGTGGTGGTGCACACTACTTGGAAAGAGTAGATACTCGATTATCTAATCTTAAAATAGTTGGATTTACTGATTCTGCTGGAAAAAAAGTAAACGTTTCTAATGAGGAAACTCTTGCAGCTCAATCATTTTATCGAAAGGCTCTTGCTAAGATTGCTAATCCTGAAGAGAGTAAAATATTTAGTGAATTAGATATTAAACCTGGGCATATTGGAATTATTCGATTAGGTAAATCTAAAGTGACACTATCTTCTGGCGAAATAGTTGAACCTGTGTTTAAAGTATATGAACGCACTGATAAAATAACTGGTGCCCCTATTTCAAGAACAGGTAAATGTTTTTGGTTATTTACAATAGGTTCACAAGTATCAACTATTAAATTATATAATATTGACGGTAACTCCCCATCTGAAAAGGAATACTTAGTTAATAAATCAATTGAGCATTTAAAATCAGATCGTGAAGCTGAACTTGCTAAAATATCTAGAGTATTTTCAGTTAGTATTGATTCAGTTGAAGATCTTGCTAAAAGACACAGCATTGTTTTAACTCCAGCCGGAATATCAATTATTGGATTGCATCTTAATTCAGATGAATCAATTGATACTCAACTTAAATCATTTTTCTCAGGTTCATTAAATAAGAAAGAGGAAAAAGTTACACTTATTCCTAATATAGATTTAGATGCTGACTTTAGTCTTGAAATGGTTCCTAAGCAAATGAATATTACTCCTGATAAAGTATGGCTGCTTGAGAAAAATACTAAATTTAATACTTGGGGAGCAATGCCTATTATAGGATCTAAGCAAACTAAAGGACTATCTGGAAATGAAATTCAAATTAAAGTGGGTAAAAAATGGCTACATTGGCTAGATAACCCAAGCTTTAATACTCCTATGCAAATTGATAGAATTATTAAAAAAGGAGATTCTATTTCATTAGGCAAAGAATTAGGAAATGGGGACTGGCTTATTAATACTGGAGTTATTACAGATATTGCAACTGACTCTCGATCAATAGATCCATATGTAAAAACTAATGGTTGGGCATCAACTGATATAATTAATAAAGAGGATGCTGCAATAATCTTTAAAGATTATCGAGCAACTAATGAGGCTGAGAATCCTTTGTTAGACTTTAATAGTTTTATTAATCTCTAAACTTTCCAGGATAAAATCTTCTTAATGGATCTCCTTGTGGAATATATTTAGTTTTAATTCCAAAAATCTTTTTATCTTCACCAGAATAATTTGAATCTTCTATTTTAAAACCATGACGATTTGCCCATCCTTTAATAAAAGGTAATTGTAAAGGTTGACCTATTGTAAAATCAGGTTTAAGCTGAGTTCTATTATCAATTGATTGTATTGCACCATGTTCAACACGTAATATAATCTTACCTTTAATTGGAGATGTAAGTGTAATTGTTTGTGACCTTTGCCAGCTTTCATATAATTGAATATATTGTTTCATATACTTTATTTATCTCAATAAACAAAAAAGGATCTCAATGGAGATCCTTAGTAAGCCTGACATTAAAAGTTATATTTTAGTTCCACACGCTGGACAAAACTTCCAGTTTGATTTTTTATGACGTTGACCACAATTTGAACAATAGTTTCGAATATTATTAGATTCGATTGGAACCATGCCTTCCGGTAGAATTTGTAAATTCACTAGATTTATCGGCCATGTATTATACTTTGAAAATTCACTAGAGAATTTTTGATTTGAATTCTCACCTTTTTCAGTTCTTCCAGTTTCAACGTATGATGCATTTGCTCCAATAATAGTTGTACTTAAATTATTGACTGTTGTTCCTCCAAATGAAGGCATTTGAGTACTACCATATGTCCAAACCATTGGCATTGGTGCAACATTCGTTAATTCACTATAGAAAGAAACATCCACCTTTCCATTATGTTCAATTACTTTACTTGAAGCAGTAGATTCATATGTTTCAAATAGAAATTTATGTGGAGAATCTATCCACCGATCAAGGAAAACTCTTTCCCCTGGTCGAATACTTATTCCAGTTTGAGAAACATCAGCTCCATCAATTTTAATCTGAGCTAATACTTTAGTTTGAGTTGGATTAAATAATTCTATTTCAAAATGAGTTCCGCCTTTTAAATAGACTATTCCATTTGTGTAATGTTTTAATCGATTACGATTTACTGCAATATTTGCAGATGGGCTCGAATAGCCAGTAGTTAAAGAATGATACATAGTTTTACCTGTTATTTTTTATTAAGTTGACGTCATTATGGCGATTAAACCATTCGAAAGTTACATTAACTCGACGCCAACTAGAGTGCCAGGCTCTAATAAATTAAACTATTGATCCTAATAAAGTTTTAAAAAATATTTTTTATAGTATAATATCAGCATATTGTTAAACCTAAAAACTTAAATTATGTTATACAAATTTGATAAACGTAAATCTAGATACGTTGTTGCTACTAAATTTTATGTTAGGGCAGCCTTTAGTCTTGGACTAATTTGTTTTATAACTTATTTACTTACATCATTTCATATATCTAGAAAGCTAACTGACTCTGGCAATATTTCTGAGGAGATCCGAACACTTGTCATAAATTCTGAATATAAGTTTAGTCGAGCTAAATTAAAGGAATACTTAGTTGAACTAAATGTTCGATTCCCACATATTGTTTTTGCACAAGCTCAACTTGAGTCAGGTAATTTTAAATCCAATATCTTTTTAGAAAATAATAATCTCTTTGGAATGAAGGTGGCTAAACGAAGACCTACTACAAATAAAGGAGAAAATAGAGGACACGCTTATTTTAATTCATGGAAAGAGTGTGTAGTCGATTATGCTTTTTATCAAGCTGCTTATTTACATGATTTAAAAAATGAACAGGATTACTTACAATACCTTAAGTCAAATTATGCAGAGGACCCTAATTATTATCAACGACTTACTGAATTATTAAAAAAGAGAAAGCGATGAAGGTATCATTTGATTTCGACTCAACATTAAGTAGAAGGGACGTTCAGGAATATGCAACTTCTCTAGTTAATAGTAACTATGAAGTATGGATAGTAACCTCACGGTGTGCAACTGAACCAGCTCTTGAGAAGGGTTGGCATTGGGTGACTAAACAGAATCAAGAACTATATGATGTTGCAGAAGCTTGCGGAATTCTTAAAGAAAGAATTGTATTTACTGATCATGTAGATAAGATAGTTTACTTAAAAGGAAAAGGTTTTGCTTTTCACTTAGATGACGATCCTGATGAACTTATTTATATCTTTGAAAGCGGCGATCCATGTATTCCAATAAACGTTGATTACTTTGCATGGAAAGAAGAATGTGATAAAATATTAAAATAAAAAGTAACATGACTGAAGAAGAATTAAAAATGAATCATTCAATTGCATTATTCATGGATGATTATTATGATACTGGTTTAGAACCTGCATATTATATTAGAAACAACAAAGTGTATTCTTTAAATGATGCACAATATCACTCTTCTTGGGACTGGCTAATGACCGTAGTTGATAAAATAGAGGATCTTGGGTTCAGAGTATATATTACTCAGTATTCATGTCAGATTTATCAAGTTGATAAAACATTCCCTGATAGTTTTATTATAGATGCAGATTTTAAACTAACTCGATTAGAAAATGCAATCGACGGAATTTCCTCTTTTGCTGAATGGTGGAATAAAAAAGCGATTCAGCCTGCAATTGACAAACGATCAAATCTTATTGGAGACGTGAATGAATTTATTGATGATTGGTTACTTGACAAAATAAGATTCGATGAGGATCATATTTTTGAAAAGGAAATACGACCTGGAAAGACCAGAAAATATTATGAGATCTATCCTAAAGGTTCGTCAACTCGTAAATATCTTGAAGAAAGAATGAGAAATAGTATCGAAAGACTTTTTAAAATCAGAGGAAATGAGTATAATAATCTAAAGGAAGATGAAATGGTTTTTATTCTAGATTCTGATCAAGTTGCAGCATATCGTGAATGGGCAAAAAATAAAACTCTGCCATCTACTACAATCGGCGGAGCATATGAAATATGTTTTACTCAAACAGATATAGGCACTTTTGCTGAAGTCAAATGTGTAGATGGAACTACATTACAACTTACTGATTATTCTAAGCTTTAATTTAAAACCCAAATAATATGAGCCACTTTTGTGTACTAGTTGTGTCAACGATTAATGATGACATTGATGAAATTTTAGAACCATATAATGAAAACCGTCGAGTTGATAGGTATGTCAGCCAAACTAAAGCTGAAGTTATTAAATTAGCAGTTGATCGACGTGAAGAATATAAAAACGGAAGATATGCTGAGTTCTTAGCTGACCCTATAAAATATGAAGAGGGCTGCACCAACCCAGGTCACATTGAATTTATTAAAGTAACTTTTCCTAAGCTTCTTGAAATGAATGATGAAGAGCTATATCAAGATGAAATAAAATACTATGAGCCTAGTGATATTGGACCAAATGGAGAAATATATTCAACTTATAATCCAGACTCTAAATGGGATTGGTATGAAGTCGGAGGCAGATATGCAGGTATGCTTAGAGTAAAAGATGGAACTCCTTTCCATGAACCTAATTTTTCTTGGGATGTTGAGCCTGATGAGCAAGAAAAAGTAATTGGTGATTTTGGAACGGATGTTGCTGTTGCCGGAACAGTTGATTTTACTAAGATACATAGAACTGACGAAAGTTATACAGCTTCGCTAAGATACTGGGAATTAATGGTAGAAGGTGCTAAACCTAAAACTGAAGATGAAAATGAAATGGTCAGCCATAGCTTTTATACTCCAGAATTTTATATTGAACGTTATGGAAATAAAGAGACTTATGCAAAGTGTCAATCATCATTTTCAACTTGGGCAGTCTTAATGGATGGAGCATGGTATGAAAAAGGTAGCATGGGAATGTTTGCGCTATCTGATGAGACCCATGACGAGGCAATTGACTGGGAAATAAATTATTACGATCGTTTTATTAAAAACCTTCCTGAAAAGTCGATATTAACCATTATTGATTGCCATATATAAAATGAAAAAAGCAACTATCTCACTTAAAATGAAAATTGGAATTGTTGAATATGATTTCAAAAAAATAATTAAAGAATGGATAAAAAAAGAGTGTCGGTCAGAGGCAGAAGAGATAATTGGCTTGATCTTGCGTTGGGATACTCGATATACTTATACTCTACTGGTAGAATTTATTATCTATCATGAAAATAAAATGGGTAATCAAGTTTGCAGTCAACTAGATTTTATGAAATATAAACTTGTTGATCATGGCCGTATGAAACACGAAGGATGCTTTGGTGCACCATTCATTGAAGTTAATGATCATGACTATGAAAAATAATTACCTTGGCCCTAAGAAAAGAGAAGCTCGAGAAAGAGCAGTTAACCTCTATAAAGCTAATATAAAAACATTACGTGAACGTGGATTTGAAGTATTTCCAGTTAACTATCATGGAAAGGTTCCAATGGGATGGACATTTGCTCTTAATGGAAATAGATCAGTTTATGCTTGGGATTGTGAATCGTCAGTTATTAACTATCTATTAGAATTAAAAGAAGGTGAATTGCCAGCTGGATTAACAGTATGATAGAATATTAAACAGTAAATTAGCTGTTTAATATTCTCCAAACTTTATATGAAAGAATCATTGATTCTCCTAAGTATTCTTTACGTAATCTTTTAACTTCTTCCATATCTCCTTTTTCGTATGCATCAATAATTGCGTTACTTACTTCCGCTTTAGAAAGATCAGATCTATTTTGAATATCTGTACCCATTTTTGGTTCTTCTTCATAATTAGGTGAAGAATAGTCAGAGTCTCCTTTTAAAGATCTTTGATATTCATCCTCTTGATTAAGATCATTTAAAACTTCTTCTATAATTGGATCACAAAGCTCAACTGATTCTGGTGATTCAGAAAGAATAGCATTTACTACGTCTAACATTTCTTTAGCATCTTCTTGTCCAAGCATTGCAATTTTACCAAAGAATAAGAAATTTACTTTTTCTTGAAATGATGCAATTTCTACATCACTAGAATCAGTGTCAATTAATGACTCAACAACCGCTTTTACTTTAGGATGTTCTGCAACGACAGTAAAGAATGCATTTTGCATTTGACGACCGTATTTAATTTCTTGTAATTCATCAAATAAAGTATCAGTATTCATTACAACTTTTTCAGCATCACCTCCATATAGAGATTCAAGACTTGCTTGAGTAACTAACATATAAATACCTTTAATTGATTCATGAATAAGAACAGATAAGTCAACTCCTCGAGCTCTAACTGTTACTCCTACTCCTGATACTAAATCCTCAGCATCTTCATTATTTAAGATATCATCACCGTTTGCTAAATTGTCTAATACTTTTTGTGCAATATCTTCTTTTTCTTCTCCTTGCTCTTCTTCAAATTCAATAGCACAACTTCCACTAAATCCTTCACGATTTTGCCACATTCCTTTTTGCATTTCTTCAGGTATTGTCCAATCAAAGAATTGAGCAACCGCTGATATTTTATTTAATGTAGCTAAATACTCAGTTGCATTAGATCCCATTATTTTGGAAATACCATCCTTAAAGATTGAAAGATTTAGGATTGATTTAACACTAAGTCCTTTTCCTTGTTGAATAGTTCTTAGGATCTTTCTTTTATTAATTTGATTAATTAAGTCAGTGTCTAAAATCTCTTCAAGCTCAGGTTGTTCAGTTGGAGTCTCTTCCATTTCTTGTTTAACTCCTCGGCGATCTTCAATTTTAAGATCAAGAGTCACATCATCAAGTAGAGAACCGTATAGTTCTTGAAGTGCAGCTGTTACTAAATCAGATAGATCCGCTTCATTACCTCTCTGTAATTGTTGAGATCGTTGAACTAATCCCATAAAATTTTGAATATCTTGGCGATTCTGCATTGCAAAATCTCTTGATTCTCTATCAGATCCTTGTGAAATCTTATTTAACCATGATTCTTTACTAGATCCCTCTTCTCCTGGGATACCGATATTTCCTCTAAGATCAGCTTCAGCGATAAATGATTTAAAATCGAATACTTTATTTTGCATATTTGTTATATAAATTTTTAATAATTTTAGTACCTTCTGGTGTATCTTTAATCTCTGCTAATGTTTCAAAGAATAGATCTATCATCTCTTGATATTCTGCCATTGGTTTACCCTGTTCCTTTTCTCCAGGTCTCTTAGTTGGAATAGGTCTTCCTGGTCGAGTGATTGGAGTTGCAGGTTTAACTGGTGTTTGTATTCCAGGTCTAGTCTGAGTATCGTCCATTACAAATCGTTCATAGATTGATTGTATATGTCTTTTCATCATAAATATTTAATTTATTTTAGTTATTTATCTTAATATTTACTATAATTATAGTTTTAATTGAGAGAATGTTAATTTAGAGATAAATAAGTATATAAAACAATTTATTTTAAATATGAGTACAATATTATCTTTTTCTAATTGGTCTAGAGACAATCAATTAAATGAAAATATCCAAGCAGCAAAAGCCTTTTTATTAAAAAAAGCAGCTGATCACCGTGGATTGGGAGTATCCGATATCTCAGTTGAGGATCAACAAAAGATTTTAAATAATCCTGATTATAAAGCTATTCTTGAATTATTAAAGAGCAATCACGGATATGTATTTCCATTTGTTAAATTTAGATTTGAGCATGGCGCAGACTTATCTCAACTTAGAGAACTATATCAAAAAATAAAAGATAATGCTGGGTCACTTTCTTCTTTGTCAATGACCATTGAAGAATATTCAAATCAATCTACTGTTAATGGAGTCCCTTCAATTGAAGCACTGATTGATGAATTTTATAAGATTGAATCTCGTAGAAAACATAAATGGGTTATTGATAAAGTAAATGGAGATCTTCGTAGAAGTATTAAAGCCTTACCTCTAGATCAAATTGATCGATTATATAGAGCCGCTGCACTTATTGATAAAGCAGATGCGGACGCTGGAGATTTTACTGATCCTGAAACTGGCCGAGTTACAAATAATCGACTTGCTCTACTTTCTAAAACTAATGCATTTAGTGATGGTGCTAAATATATTACTTGGGTTGAAGAATATACACAAGGAGTAGCAAATTCTGATGTAACTGCAAAGATTGCTGAACTTAGAAAACTCGAGCCTGAAGCAGGGCTTATTTATAATAAAGATGGATACGTAGTACTTGGTATTCGAACTGAAAGTGCTCAAAAGGCATTGTGTTCAGTAGGTATATGGTGTATTAATCGCGGTGCGTGGTCAAGTTATGGCGGAAAACCGAAGGCTATTCAAATTAATATATTTAATTTTAATAAACCTATCACCGATGTTATGCATATATCTGGTACTACAATTACGGATGATCGAGTTACTGCCTCTCATGATAAAAATGATGATTCGATTATAAGATCTACTAATCCGAGAGATCATTTCTTAGGATTAGGATATTCTCAAGAGTTAGTTGATGCAATTGTTTTAAATATCCCAAGGGAATATGCAATAAAAAAACTGGTTACTGACTTTAATATTGATACTAGCAATCCTGAAAAACTATTAACTGATTTAATTAAAGCTAGTTATCAATTAGACAATACTTCAGATAATTCAATTACTCGTATAATTGATCTTGTAAAAAATAATATATTAAATAACTTATCTGAGGATCAAATTATTGAAATATATAAATCAATTGGTATACTTTCTCAAGTGTCAGCGATGTTTCTAAATAATGCGATTCCTAATTTATCACTTGATACTAAAAATAAATTAATTGAAATAAATGATAAAAAAGTATCTCAATTAAAAGCTATTTTTTCAAGAGTTGGTGCAGATTTTAATAAAGCTCTTACTTCAGTCATATCAAATGAGGAAAATATTAAAAATATATTAATGTCTGGCGATACTATTTCTAATGATAGTAATTAAACTTTTTTATTTTAATTAGTATTATAGTTAATATTACTAAACTAAACTAAAATGAAACAGAGTAAAATTGATGAAGCTCTATTCGATTGTTATCGAGAGCTTTTTGCTAATTCAACACCAAAGGGAGATTTTGATAAACTTGTTGAGACTGCTGAGATCAATGACCGAGGCCAAAAAGAGATTCCTTTTAGGGATTATGAGTTACCTGAAGAAAAGTTTCAGCAGATCATAAAAGATACTTTAACTAAGCATAAGGTACCTAAAAGTTTACATAGATCCTTCAGTGTAGCAATACATTTAGGTTGTTCTCCAAAATTTACTAGGAAAGATGCAGCACTCTAATTTTATCTTACCTAATTATACTGAGAGTAAACCTACCCCTGGTCCAAAATCAGGTGGAGTCGTTTTACCTGAATTCATAGTTCGCTGGGAATATGATGGAGATGGCAAAATTGTAGTTTATCTAAATGATGAAAACGAAAATCAGCTTGATAAAATAGTCTGGCATGAGAGACATTAAAGTAGCATAATTAAAAAATTTGAGATGAGTAAAAACTACATTATATGGAAGGCAATTGACGTCGATCAGATAGAAAACATAAAACATCTGATTGAGGTTGGTGAGTGGCATCCAGGATATAAGACTTTTCCAAATATGGATCCTATTACAGGTATTTCGATGGCATCAAACAAAGAATACTCACAAAGCAATCATAACTACCAAATAGTTGCAAAAATTGTCTATGATGCAATGGACAAATCGGAAGATTTTGATATTTTTTGTTTTCCAAAAACAAGCAGTCCTATTCTGATATCAAAATACGATGTTGGCGAGAAGATGAGTATACATGAGGATAATCCAAAAAACGGAGATTTTAGCACCACACTATTCCTAAACGATCCTTCCACCTATGAAGGCGGTGAGCTGTGTCTCTACATCAATGGAAAAGAAGAGAAAATAAAATTAGACGCAGGGTACGCTATAACTTATGAGACTGGAATACCTCATCGAGTCAACCGACTGGAGAATGGGCAGAGACTAGTTATTGCATTGTGGTCGAAAAGTTATACGATTGACCCGTTACATAGAGATATTTTAAATGATATATTCAAACTTGAAAAAATGATACAGGACGATGATCAAGTTTACTCAGATTTTGAATTATATCTAAATTCACCAAGGAAAATAATAAAATCTATAAAAAATAAAATTCTCAGGAAATACCAATTATCTAGCTAGCGAATGGGTCTATGTTAGTTATCGTAAAACCAGTTGCTCACATTTAATAATTAAATCTATTTGTGTATAATATAATTAAAATCAATACACATGTACGATAAAATATTTGAATTCTGCAAAGTTAAAAATCAAGGAACCGTTTATAAAAATGGTACTTCGGTTACGCCAAGAGTTAAATTTTTAATTAATTTACTTAATGATCTTGATTTACCATATGAACTTGACTCTTTTCCTGTTGATGAAGATACTATGGGATATAATCTTGTTCTTAGAGGAACTTCAAAAAAGATGATAACTGCACATCATGATATCGTAAATCCAAATATTGATAATGCAAACGATAATTCAGCATCCGTAATTAATGCAATTGCGACCAAACTTCTTCATCCGGGACTACATGTAGTTTTATTAGATGGCGAAGAAGTTGGAGGATTGGGATCACAGAGATTATCTGAAGAGATTAATGAAGGCTCATTTGGAACAATTGACTGGATTCTTAATCTTGAATTGACTGGTCGAGGTGGAGATACTTTCTTTATTGGCAACTATCCTGGTAAATTAACAGATCACATTAGAGGGATCTTTGATTGTCCAATAGTAAATACTCCATTTAATGATTCATCAATCTTTAGAAATAATGGAATTGATTCAGTCGTAATTAATCCATTACCTATCTTAGAAAGCGGTGAGAGTCCAGTAAAATGGGGAGATCAATATTTAGATTTCTCAATGCTTCACAACTGCCATAATGAAAAAGATACACTCGATACAATTAGTGTAGGGGATATGAAATTATTTGTTGAAAATGTAATTAGTCCAATTATTAAATAATAAAGTATTATGGAAAATCTAGAAGAATTATCTAAGAAATACCCAAATGATATGGATTTTGGGAGAGTCGTACGTCAATTAAAACCTTCAGATCAGGCAATTGAGCTCTTAAAAGAAATTATTGCTCTTCATGGATTTGGTGGGTATGGGTATGAAAATGCTCTATTAGAGAGAGGAAAAACTCATTATATGGATGAGGATGGAAAACCATTAGTTTATCGACATTCAATTGATGCAAATAAGATGAATGAAGTTGATGATAAAATTATTGCATATTTAAAATCATTAAAATGATTGAAAACTTAGAATTAATCAAACCTTTACTTAACTTTTCAGAAAAAGGAGATTTCTATATGCTTTATGTCTTTAAACGTAAAAAGGACCAGCCTGAAGAAGAACGTTCTAATCATCAATCAGTAAGAACTATTAAATCTTATTGTATCGAAAGCCTTGATCACTTAGAGAGAAGGTATGCCGAAATCAAACAGCTTTGTGAGATGTTTAAAGCTCGAGCTTATATTCATGTACAAAAACAAAATCATACTGATGTCGGTTTAAATATGTTGGCTGGATTAGCTGAGAGAATTAGAGACGGTGTCACAAATCAAAAGGGTCTATTTGATTCAGTTGTTGGCCAATTAAAAACCAATGAAAAACGTTGGATTATTGATGTTGACGGAATGAGTGAACCTAGTCCATTAATGATGGCATTTATTGAGTATCACTGTGAGCCTATTACTATAATAAACTTTGATGAAATAGGGATTCCGATTGAGTATATAAATGGTCCAAAAATAGAAGCGATTATTCCAACTAAGAATGGACATCATCTAATCACAAAAAAGTTTAATGTAATGGCCTTTAAAAAAGAATATCCAGAGATTGATATTCAAAAAAAGAATCCTACTTTATTATATTATCCTAATTCACTATAATATGTCACCAGAAAAAAGTTATATTTCAATGGTTAAACGCATTGGGATTCCATGGAAGATAGAATTAGCTGAGAGTCAAGATATCCAATCTCATCTTGACTATATTGAAAGTATTAAAGAGGATCCTGTCATTGAAGAAGCAAAAATATTAAAGTTTAATAAAATTGCAGGATTCACAATATTAACTGAAACAGATGACCTCTTTTTTGAGGGAACAATATTACCTAAATATTATTAAAACTATTAAAAATTAATAGTATAATAATTTAAAACTTATATACTATGAAAATATTTTATATTTTACTTGCATGTACTTTAGCAAGTTGCGTAACTGATAGAAATATCCTAACTAGTGTTGAAAAAAGTGAATGGACTAATCGACATGACACTATTTTTCATAAAAACATACCAGTTGCAGTATTCACCCATTTTGAATATGAATTATATAAGGGTGATCAAACAATTGAATTATGTTTATCCCAAATCAATGATACTTTAAATGATATTGATGGCTTAATTAATTATGTGCATACTGTTCATTCAAAGGAAAAAGTTCAGATACGTGCAATGTATCCAAATACAATGTTTAATCGTAAACCATAAGTGATATGAAAAAGAAAATTAAAGTGCAATTTGATACTAAAATCATTGAAGCGATTTATCCAGGTGCAAAAGCATTAGATTATTTGCCTAGAAAAAAGAAGAAAGCACTTAAGAAAAAAGTAGCACAAACAATTATCGATATCGCTGGTGATGAAGTACTTAGGCTTAAATTAATCGATAGATTATCAAATGACTCAATTTAATGAAATGAAGAAAGCTATTATTGAACATCTTAATTCAGTTCAATATGAGCATGGTGATACTTCAGATATTGGCAATGAGATAGGATATGCAATAGGTAAATGGTTAGACCACGATAATAAAGATGCATTCATTATAGGTTTAAATCATGGCATATCACTAATTGATGGAACTCATTTTTAAATATTAATTATGAAATCGCTTATACATATAGTTTTACTATTTATTACAACTCTTGCCTTTTCTCAATGGAGTAGAAGCTTTAGATTTAGTGATGATGTATATTATGAAAATCATATTTATAAAACGGTTGAGATAGCCTTTGAAAATAGTTATGATAACACAATTGAGTGGAAAGTATGGATGTTGTCAGATATTTTAATAGAACATGAACTAGATAATTTACTTGACTATCGAACTCAACGTGGACAAGTCGGACTAGGTAATATAATTAGTCCAGTATTGGATAGCATATATTTTAATGTCGCGGCTGCACATAAAGTATGTCCACTAGATTGGAGGTTACCTAGGATAGGAGAATGGGATACGTTAATGATATCTACGAGTCGATCTCAAAAGGAGTTTATGTTTCCAAATCTTCTTGGATATCGATCATATTCAATAGAAAATGTTGGAGATGCAGTATACAAAAGAAATAAATATCTAATCGGTGGATATTGGTGGGCAGAACCGAATGAATTAAATACTAATTCAATTCAATTAGATACTAATTACAATTATAATAAAGGTAGTGGCGACGCTTGGGATAGAGCGACCGTCCGGTGCATTAGAGAAAAATATTAAATACTATACTATGAAAAAGACTATTATTGGATTGCTTGCATTTTTAGCTGGATTTATTATTACTCAAATTATTTTTTACTATTTACTAAAATAATTTATGACTACTGAAATGTTAGAAGAGGTTGCTGCAAACTTAGCAAACCCAAATGTATGTAAAACTCAAAATTGGATTGAAGGAGCTCAATGGGCATTAACTAATCAATTCAGTAAAGAAGAAATTAAACTTATTAAAAAATCTCTTGATTTTTATTGGGACCAATGGAATGCTTCTCATGACAGCAATAAAAAGGATTGGGATACTACTCAAGTATTATTTAAAAAAATAAAAGAAAATGAAAGATAATCCATTTGTAGATAAGTGCATTGCTCAATCAAAATTAATTGAGTTATATGAACAACAGCTTGTAGATTTAAGTATGCTGTCTAAAATTGAATTGGGTGATGATGTAATTGCAGAGATCATACGATTAAAAGCAGATATTAATATAGTATAACAATAATACATAAATATTATTGTTATGAAACAAGAAACATTAGAAGAAGCAGCTGAAAATTATGGATGGAGAATCAAAACAAATACATTCTCTGATCCAGTAAAAGCAAATGACTTAGCCAATTCTGCTAAACACGACTTTATAAATGGTGCTAATTACCAAGCTGAAGGAATGTATAGTGAGGAAGATTTAAGGCGAGCATATACAGTTGGAAAACATGGTGGAGTAAATCAAACGTATTATGATTTTGATGATTGGTTTAAACAAATTAAAAAGAAATAGTTATGGAAAAAGTAATTAGAGATGGTAAAGTAGCTGTTCTTATTTCAAGAGGATTTGGTGCAGGCTGGTCTACTTGGAATACTGAATTTCCAGAACTTATATTCCACCCTAAAATTGTTGAATTAGTTGAACAAGATAAAGCTACGACTATACTTGAAGATGACTGGATAGCAGAGAACTTAGGTCACCGTGTCTATACTGGTGGTGCACTCGATTTAGAGATCGTATGGTTACCTGAAGGAACCAAATTTATGATTAATGAATATGACGGGTCTGAAAGTATTATTACCTTAGATGATTTAGTATTTACTGCATAACTACTTGAGGTAACTCAGTTATATTATTATAAAAAGAAATAGTATGAAAAATATATTTATATTACCAACAGACCAACCAAGTAGATTGAGATTTTTTTGCGGTAGATTAGAGTTAATGAGATTAGTACCTAAAAAATCTGATATAATTTTTCAACACATCTATATCACATCTGATGAAGAGATTAAAGATGGAGATTGGATGATTAGAGGTAATGAACAACCAACATTAGTTACTCCTAATTTCTTTTGGGATTTTGGGGTTAGATATTATAAAATCATCCTAACAACAGACCCAACTCTAATTGCAGATGGTGTACAAGCTATTGATGATGAGTTCTTAGAATGGTTTGTAAAGAATCCTACTTGTGATTTTGTTGAAGTTGATAGAGACGAAAGAGAAGTTGGAAATCACTTAGGTGGAATTGCTACTGAATATGGTTATTACAAAATCATCATACCAGAAGAAGAACCTAAAAAAGAAACATTAGAAGAAGCTGCTGAAAAGTATGCTAATAAAGAATTAAATAATGAAGTAACTTCAAAAGTTGGAAATTTCTATGGGTTTAGTAGTTCATTTATGGAAGGTGCTAAATGGCAATCTGAAAAACTGTATAATGAAGAAGATGTCAGAGAATTACTTATGAAAGCTTTAACACATAATGACCATAATCTTTGTGGTTCATTGGTTACAGTAGAAGGTGAAATAAGAACTGCAAATTTTGGAGTTTGGTTTGAAGAAAATAAAAAGAAATAGCATGGAAAAAGAAACATTAGACGAAGCTGCTGAACGACATGACTCAGATAGAGATTCATTTATATCTGGTGCTAATTGGCAAGCCCAAAGAATGTACAGTAGGCAAGATATAATCGACTTTGTGTACTTCATTAATAGTAGACACTTCAATAGGTATACAGTAGATACCGATGAAGTTGATTTATTTATTGAACAATTTAAAAAAGGATAAATTTTTAGTAAGTGGTATTTAGTCAGGTGGCGGAATGGAGTGGGGTGTCCTCGCTCGTTGGTAGACGCACATATCCATACAGGGATGACACAGTACTGTATTACTGTGTCTTACAAGTTCGAATCTTGTCCTGACTACAAAAATTAAGTAGAGAAAAATGAAGTTATTAAAGGTTGAAGAGTGGAATTATCATATCATATACATAAATGACAATGAAAATTACCAGGTATATCGAAGAATAGACCAAACCCGTTGGGAAAAGTACCATAAGAATCAATGGAGACCGATTACTGACTACTCAGCATTAGAAAAACTATTTACCCAAAGGGATACCACAAGAGACCAGGTAAAATAATCTGATTATGGACCATCACCCTACCTATTGGGGTTCACCGGCCACTCTACTTGATCCCCAAACTAGAAAAAATTGAACCCTAAATAGACAACTAGTCTCGGGACTACGGAGTCCAGCGTTAGACTCACACTTAAAATATAAACAAGTAATCCTAGAGACTTTTTATTGTCTAAAATCTTTAGTATAATAGTTTTATAAATGATAACTTTAGTCAGGTGAATGGTAATTGGTAACCGAAACCGTCCAGGTGATGTTGAGATGCAGGTTCGAATCCTGTCCTGACTACTAACTTAAAATAAAAATAAAAATTATGAAAAAATTTGAAGACTTAGAGTTTGAAAAAATTGAAAACGATACATTCAAAACCGGTGTGACTAGTAGAATGGTGTTTGAAAATGGGTATGGAGTATCTGTCGTTTCGCACACATATTCATATGGTGGTAAGGAAGGTTTATATGAAGTTGCGGTATTAGGTAAAGATGGAGACTTAACTTATGATACACCAGTAACAAATGACGTAATTGGATATTTAGAACCAGTAGAAGTTACTGATATTATGAAACAAGTTCAAGAGTTAAAATAACATCAGTCAGGTGGCGGAATGGTAGACGCTATACTTAAGCAGTTGAAGCTGGGTAATTCAACGATACAGGTTCGAATCCTGTCCTGACTACTCTAATATCGAGAGAAAAATGATAAACCTAGAAGAGATCAAGGAGATCCGAGCCTACACCAGTGGTATTGTTGAAATGGGCTCAGTAACTATTATTATCAATAACCGGGAATGGCAGTTTGATATAGAGGAATGGGCAGTACACGGCAACTTGGAATTTCGGGTCTACTTAGCTAGATGGCAAGACTCTAAAGACCTAGCACTAGAATTAGAAGAAGGTAGAGTAGTAGACAACCACTTTTGCAGATTTATCCAAGATGAATATTACAGGATTACAGCCAAATAATCACTAGTCTATACCGGGACTACGGAGTCCAGCTACTAATACTACTATACTAAATAACTAGAGATAAAGATAAGAGAAAAGATCTCTAGATAGAAGAGACCCCAATAGAGATACGCAATAACCAGGAACGGAGATCCTAGAGACCCCAACCAACCAGTCAGCTATACATCAGCCGTGCATCAGCCGTACATCAGCCCATGCCCTAAACCCATCAATATCTGCTCTCGACCCAAGTATATGTATGTCCTTTGGATCAAATACCGCTAACTCTACCCGGTCTCTACGATTTGCTTTCAAATGACTAAGATCGACTTCAATGCCGCCTCCTTGTTCTAAACTCTTCTTGACAGAATCAAGTTCTCCCTCGTCTTTTAGTTCATTTGGATAACCCAATATTGAATCATATTGACTCATATCAAAGTGCTGCTTAAGTTTTGCAACGCTCTGAGTAGTCAAACCGGTCTTTTTAAGTATTTCAGCAGCGTTCTCCCTGTTAATTATTAGAGGATTTTTTACGTTTACTTTAGCAAGTAGTGTTCTTGTTTTAAGAAGTTTTTCAATAAACTTGGGAAGATTGCTCTGCACATCGTAAAAAGAAAAGTAGGCACCTCCTAAATAGCTCAGTCTAAACTCATCAAACTTTTTAGCGCTTGTTTTGTGAAACATGACCTGTTTTATCCTACTTTCTGGAAATACTGTTTCAAGATATTCCAAATAATCTTGATCAGTGCCTATTTCTCGAAGGATATCATCAATTTCTTCTAACTTTATGTGATTTTCATTAATAAATTCATTAAAGCTAACTAACATGTTTTCTCTTTTTTAGTTATTTATTCTAGTCACGGGACTACGGAATCCAGCTCTAGCTATACTAAAAGAGTCTCTACTATTGGGCAGAGACTCTATTATAATTAGTATTAGTTAAACTGAACTCTAGCAGTTCCTAATTGTATTTTGTTAGCCCACTTCTTAACTTCAGCTTTAGATCCTGTAAAAGAAACCTCGAACTCAGCATCATATGGTTCATCGTATTTTGGAGTACTGCCTCTTCTTCCCCAACCAGTAAGAGCAGGTTTGCCTACTAATTTTAATCCTTCCGGAAAACCTATTCTATCAAAGTCTTCTTTAAGAGCTTTAGCTGCTTCTGATTTACTCATTTGATCAGCCCAAGTCCAGTCAAACTCTAATTCAATAGTAGCTTTTCCAAGGGTCTCTTTGCTTTCATTAAGCCATTCAGTAAATTGTTTAATCATCTTCTAAAAATTTTTTATTTTATTTATTTATTATACTATATTTATTTATTATACTACAACAGGACTACAGAGTCCAGCTACCCAGTATCAGTATACCAGAGAATCAAGATAAAAAGAAATAGGTGAAGAGTCTCTAAATAGACGAGACCCCAACAGAGATGCCTAATCACCAGGAACAGAGATCCTAGAGACCCCAATCTACTACCTGACTACCCATGCCCCTGATCTAGAACAGTCTTTACCCCTGACCCAGAACTACTTTTAAATGCGCCGTCATGTCGCTCCGGCCACCTACGTTTACTACGGAGTCCCGAACGGGAACTTCTCGAGGGGCTCAACTTAGGGGTTCAACTTGCCAATTGGGTATCACACCGGTGCCACCAACTTTCAAATGAACCCCTAATCTCGGGATAAATAATTAAAAAAGTTAAACTATGTGGAGACCAGAGGCACTTGAAGTTCTTGGATGCAGTATCAGCACATTCAAGAGATATGTAAAAGCTGGCAAGATCAGGTATGATCAAGTCGGGAACCGTTACTTATATTGGGACGATGACGTCTATAAGCTTAAAGGAAAGCACCTAATCAGGGGTCACTGGTCAGTAGCTTATTGCAGAGTAGCCGGGACTACGGAGTCCGACCGGAGGCTTATGCTCCAACAGCAGCAGCTAGTCAGGAACTGGTGTGCACAGCGAGGTATCTCTCTAGATAAGTTGTACGATGACTGGGCTCCCGCTACAGACTTCTCGCTAGACTGGAGACCCGCTCTGCATGACCTGATCCAGGACGTGATCAAAAAGAGGGTGTCAGTAATTATAGTAGAGACTACTGACAGACTGGCCCGAGTTGGCTGGGAGCTCTTTCCTGCCTGGTTCCAATATTATGGGGTAGAGGTAGTAGTAATCAACTCGGCCATCACCGTGCCAGAATATCAGCTAGAACAGGAAAAGGATCTCACGAATCTCTTACTTAAAGCTGGTGTAGATCGACTAGACAAGCTTGGTGCTGACTCCTTGCCTAAACCTAAGAAGAGGGAGAAGCGTGAACATCCTGGCAAGATAACTCCAAACTGGGAAGGAAAACCAGAGGAGCCAACTAAACGGGATCTTTCAGATCTAATGTAATTCTTCAGTTCTTTAGCAGAGACACTCGCCAGCCAAGATAAATAAACAATATGAAATCATTTATAGAATTTATAGCAGAGAGTCGGGCATTTGACCTAGACCACTTGCCTAGACTAGGGGAGATTCTTAGCTCGGCTGAAAGGAACATGCGGGCTCCATACACTTGGGCATTTGTAAGATTTATAGCAGATCAACTAAGGCTGAGCCAAACCGGAGATATTGTAGAGATTGGACCTAGCCACTTTAGATTTAGAGACATGCAGGAGATCTACGCCAAGGATCCTCTTTCTTGGGGTCAAAAATCATACAATAATTCATGGTTTAAATATTTTACCGCAAAGATAAGATATGTCTGCGAGATGAGTGAAGGCTTAAGATCGGAGGCTATAACTTTCTGGCTCTCTACAGAGGAATATGAAAAGGTATTTGGTATGCCCCAGGAAATAGATACTATATTCGCTGATTTTTAAATAGGTCCTCCTAAGGGACTCTCCCTTTCTGGATATTAGAATATACTAGTGAGATGAGCTAGCCTCGCCATAGGAAAGAGTACCTCTCTAGATTGGGCTCCGGATTCCATGGCATACTAGGCACCCAAACGTCCCAGCGGGCAGGGAAATCCAGAGACTCGGCTCGCTCCCGTGTACAGGCGGGTGTCACGACGACGCGCGATAGCAGAGACTCGGTAGGGTTACTACGGAGTAAACCCCTTAACCCAAAAAATGGGAACCTACTGGCTCCCATTCCTAGTCGTCAAACTACCTCTTATAATTGCGCGTACTGAGCGAATTGAAGGTCGTAACCTGCATTTACGCCTTTAGCGAAAAGTTCTCCTGCTTGTGCTTTCAATTCCCACTGATCGGCTAATTCAATTCCTGAATTGTTTGAACCTAGGTAGGTAAGTGAATTTACAACATCCCATATTGACATTCCTGTCTTGATAAAACTTTTTTGTTTTTCATTTAACTTGTATGGGTCTTGGCCTTTTTGCATAATGCGGGCCATTGTATCTCTGTGTCCATCAAAGTAGTTACGTTCGATAGTATCAATAAAGTTCTTTTTATATTGTGGGTCAGACTCTCTTACTTTACGTTGAGCCAACATCATAGCACTGTCAACTTCAAATAAGCTTGCCTTAGTGCCAACAGCTGTTGCTAGGGATCCGGCGAATGCAGCAGGTACGAAGCCAGACTTTTTCATAGTATCTACTTTATTTAAGAAGATTCGGATATCGTCGCCACTAGTTCCACCTAGTTTAAACTTTTCTTCAAAGTGTAGGTCACGGTTAGAACCAATAGATCCGCTACCGAAACTTACTCTTAATCCATTAGAGCATACTAGGCGGGTATTATAAGTCTCAATAATAGTATCTTTACTCGACTGGGTAATTGAGAACCCAAATTTAAAGAACTCGTCTTTGCCTGCTCCTGGGAAACCTACCTCTTCTGAGTTTAGGAAGTTAATGGATGAGGTTCCGCCATTTGGACTGTGGTCAACCGTCTCTATAATTAGGGAAGGGTGTTCGTTCATGATTTTACTAGTCATATCGAATAGTGAATCATTAGTCAATCGTCGGTATCTCTTAGGATCGCAGATATCAATTACTTCTCGAGTTTGGGTATTAGCAATCAGCAAGACATCCTTTGCTCCAATACCTCGACGGTATTCGTTTAGTGCATTCATAAATGCTGCAGCCACTTTACCATTGTCGTTCTTAATAAACTCTCTAGTCAAGGAAGCATTCATCTTCAGCATGCCAGCAAGTTTCAAGAAAAAGTTAGGGCCAACCTTTACTAGTGTTCCGCCGATTTCAAGTTCATTACGGCTGAACGAAGTGTCAGTTAATTTAAGTGCAGAAATTGGCACCTGTTTTGTTGCGTGCTCATTAGCTACCATTACTTCTCTGATTGCATCGAACTGGGAATTTGTTACTTCTTTCATAATTAAATTTTTTTTAGGTTAGTTTGACTAATATTATAATACTATTTTGGTTTTAACTTTTAAAATTTGGGGAGCATTATTTTTAACTCCCCAAAGATATTTTTATCGACCCATTGAGATAGCTACGTCTGTTCCTAAGTCATCGCTCTCGCCATTGATATAATCAATTATTTCAACCATCTCATCAGTTACCTCTTCTACGGAGTGATCTTCTTCGACTGCTCGTGAACCGCCTAGGAAGATATTCTCAAACTCGCGAGTCAAGTCTTGTTGACGTAGGGTTTCAGTATTCTCAAAGCTTCTAATCTCTTCAGTCTCTTGGAATCGAGCAGTATCGTATACTACTGCACCAGTCTCGTCCAGCTTGTAGTAGAGTCTCTTGCCAGTGCCGCTACCTCCTCGTCTGTTCTTTGAGAACTCAATATAACGTTGGCCAGCCAAGTCGAAGCGTATCTCTAGCATGGCAGTAGTTGCGTGCTTAAGATAAGTAGAACCTACATACTGACCACCTTTAGTCATGTGTTGAATTGCCAAGACTGCGTTACCGCATTTCTCTGCAGCGTCTATCATCATGTTAGTTAACCAGCTTTCTGCTTTAGTTGACTTCCAGCCATGCACCTCTTTTAATTTTACTAAGACATCTTGGTAAGAATCTAATAGGATAATATCATGGTCGCCATTGAAACTCTTCTCTAAGACTTGGGATAATTGACCGTTCTTAACATAGTCCATTAGGAGTAGGGTAGGAACCTTGCCAATAGCTGGGGTCTTGCGGTAATAGAACATAATATCGTTACGTGTCATCTCGCTAGAAATGTAGAGTATCTTCGCCTCTGGATTTTGGTCTACGATAGAAGCTAAGAGATCTAGCATGACAGTTGACTTGCCGACGCCTGACTCTCCAATTACAATATTAACTGTTCCGCCATAGAGTCCACCACCTTCTTCGTGATCAGAAAAGAGATCGTCGATCTTCTTGCCTGCCTTGAATAATCCAAAGCTTGGGAATTCCATGTCCTCTACTCGGATAATATTAGGCTCGTCAGTTACTACGGAGTGACCTATGCGTGGCTCAGCAGGTGTCTCTACAACCGGCGTACTTGCTACTGAACTTGCACCATGACCCTCTGCCTGAATCTTTTTGATTACTCCATTAAATAGTCCATAAGAGATATCTTCGTCTTTAGGCACCTTATCAAATGCTGTGAATAGATCCAATACCTTAGCTCTTGGTACAACTCCTTCATGGGTATCGTTAAACCATTGACGAACTTCTTGCTCTTTCTTTCCTCCTTTAATCTCAATCATAATTTCTAATTTTTTTAGGTTAGTTTGACTTAATTATTATACTAAAAAACTGTTGTACTTTAAAACTTATTACGACTTAATTCATGTAATCTTGTTAGTTCTTCAGCGGTTAAACTTTCGACTCCTCCTCTGTCACTGATAAGCTCTAACAACTCGTCTAGGTTAAGAGTACACTGCTCGTCTCCATACAGGTGGTCAAAGTCTGCATTTGCTTGAGCAAAAGCTGGAAACATCAGGTGGCATAGGTGTACGCCGGTGTCTCCAGCTGGGTCCCATACAATTACAGGTAGTGAGTCTCCATGCTCGTCAGCAACCTTTTTATAGAGGTCTACTATCTCGTCAGGTGTAAAGTCTGTTTTAATAATAGATATCACGCCAAATGGAGTACCGCATCCTACACCTTTTTGGGAACGCCCGCTGATAGTCTGAATAATTGCGTATTCTTTTTGAGTTGGCATATTAGAACCAAAGCGAAAGATAACTAATTTCTTTTTCATAATCGTTTTGTTTTTAAGTTATATAGTAAATATAACCAATCACTATTAATCTTGACAATTGGGTGAAAATCTTTTTGCACAAAAGTCCAGAGACACTTGGCCTGTCTGCATGAAAAAAGCCAGTCTCCTTAGAAACTGGCTCGACTCGGAAAAGCAGCAACCTTAGTCTAAATTTTTATTTCATGGTTAATTTCTTTTGCTAATTCAAATGGAGATCCTCCGTGACTTGCTGCCCACCATCTCCCATCTAATCCAATCACATAACCGTACTCTTCATAGTCTGATTTAAAAAAGTCTTCGACACTGTTATCGATATGGAAGGTTAGGTCTTCTCCACGGTCTCTGTGATATGCGACAGTTACTCCACCTTGAGGAGACCCGAATGAGTGGGGTCCATTTGGCTCTACCTGCTCGTCTAATGAAGCGAGATCTCCCAACTCCACCAAGGCTAGAGTCTTTGCTCTATCATAACACTCTAATAGGATCTTACCATTATGTGAGACGTATCCATCAAAGTGACAGTAAACTGATTTTACTGTGCCGTCTTCTAATTCGATTCCAATTCTGCTTCTAGTTGCCATAGTATCTCTTTTTATTGGTTAGGTAATTTCTTTTTTAAGGTTCTTAATCGAGCCTTTAATTTTTTAATCTCTAATTTACGAAAGTAAGGTCCGTGATTCCATGGTGTACATCCTTCAGGCTGTGCCCAGACACTAACTATTTTAGTCTTGTCGTTTTTAAGAAATTCAATTCTTTCTTCGATGGCTTTGATTTGTTCAAGTATCATAGGTTATTGGGTTAAGTGCTTAAGTAAATATAACCATTATTCTTTAATCTTGACAATCCTGTGAAAGATTTTTTTGCTTTTGATATTCTTCATGGCACTGTTCAAATTCTTCAGTTGTGAATACCTTTACTATACTTCCTCCTTCAATCGTTTTAAGACGCTCTCTTAATTGAACCGATTCTACTATTTCAAAGTGTCGGTCTCCTCTTGGTGAGATGATTAACACAATTCTGATTTCTTCCATGATTTGTATGTTTTAGGTTATAAGTAAATATAACCATTACTTTTTAATCTTGACAATTCTATTAAAACTATTTTTTAAAAACTTCCAGCACGTTCTACTGCAAATGTTAACTCTATTCCCCATGGAAACTTGTATGCTCTGAAACCACCAGTACCTGCGTTTGAACTTGGCTCTTCACTCTCTATTACTGTGGCTAAACTGAATCTAGCAGTACCTCTTAATTCAAAGATAGTCGGTCTTCTGTACTCGTCAGAGGATTGCCATTTCCAATCAACTTGATCCATGTGAGCTAACACCTTTTCAAAATCAAAGCGATCCATTATCTTGTCTCTCTGTTCGTATAATTCTTCTTTAGTCATAATAAGATATTTAAGTTATAATACAAATATAACCAACTCTTTTTAATCTTGACAATCTAGCTGGATAAAAAGTCTAGAGACCCTCGTCCTCGGTGATTGCGGATATTGAATCCAATAAGGAGATAAGTTCGGCCCATACAAAGCGTTCAACGTCGGTCTCTGCCGTGCTCAACTCTTGTTGGTACATTTCTTTGCGGTTAGCTACAAATTCAGAGACGCGCTCTAGCTTAGTTACACTTAAATCTTTTACTATCATATTAATAATGTTTTACTTTTACAATGGTTGCCGCTTGCTGGCCACCTACTTGTTTAATGGTATAAGCACCTTTTACTTTAATCCATTCTAATGTTTTGCGATACGTTGAGTCAGGTTTACTTATCTCTCCAAGAAAGAGAGCGATTTGATATGCTTGTTTTACTGTATGACAAACGCCGAGTGTTTCTCTCAGCGCTTGCTCCCATTCAATATCGGGTTCTTTATTACTCATTACAAGATACTTATCCCTTCTTTCCATCCTCTATCTTTTTTTGAAGGTCGAGAATAAACGCGCAATCTTCGTAGTCTTCCTTCTCTTCTAAATGGTTTAAGATTACTTTCATTGCTGTTAATTTATTCTCTATTGGTGCATCATCTTCTACTGCAAAGTCAGGAAAAGTTTTTAGAGATGTCAAGACTAGATCCATAAATTTATCGTAGTCTCGATCCCGAACTTCCATCAACATTTGAATAAACTCTTGCTCGCTAAAATCATCCATTCTTTTCTAGGTTTATTGAGTTATGTGCATCTACTATAATCAAGCAAGCGGTATCCTCGCCAAATGTCTCCATCAATTGATTGACTAACATATGGTATCCGCTATTAACAAGCTCTATTCGTAGGTCAGTTAACTCTTCATCATTAACGGTCAGCACAGATTTGCCGTGGTCGTCGATGAGGTCCCTCATAACATCTCTATAAATAGCTGTTGCATGAAAATATTGCACTAATTGTTTTGGAGATACTTTCCCAATCTCCTTTACCTGGTCAACAGTTAAAACTACCTCATCTTCACTGTTAAATATAATTCCCTGTTTCATATCGTTACTACGGAGTAAAATTTATAATACTTCTAATTTCATTTTTTGAATCGATGCCTTTACGATTTGAGAAACTCGGACGTTAGTCATCTCGTATTTTTCTGCAATAATATCGGTTGGCATCTCATAGTCTCGGCCTATTCCAAAGTAATCCATAATAATTGCTCGGTCTCGGTCTTTAAGAAGGTTTAACGCACACTTAACTTTAAATCGGATTGAATCCATCTCTATATTGAACTCAACTTCTGATCCAGATTTTAAGACAATATCTCCAATGGTATTTCCACCTTCATCTCCAATTGGTGCATCGATGTCTACCTTACGCGGAATCTCAATGTCTTCGCCTTTCATCTTTGCTTTATAGATAGCATACTCTTGATTGTGAGGCAGTCTTACAATACGACCAGTCTTAGCAACAGACTCGTTTAGTTTTTTACGAATCCACAACTGAGCATAGTTAATGAATCGCTGACCGTCTCTAGGTTTGAAATTAAGAGCTGCTTCAAGTAGACCCATGTTTCCTTCTTGGATTAAGTCATCGATTGGCACACCTTGTCCAATGTGGCGATTTGCAAGCTTAACGACAAACTTTAAGTTTGCGCTTACTAATTTTTCTACTGCTTTAGCGTCTCCCTCTTGGATTGCTACTACTAATTGTTTCTCTTCGCCGATAGTAAGGGGCGCGTTCTTTTGTATTGTTTTAAAATACTTAGGTAGGTTTTCTGATGTTTCGAATTTCATAAGTTCTATTTGTTTTTAAGTTATATAGTAAATATATCTATAAGTTTAATAAAAGTACAATCCTGGTGAAAACTTTTTTAAAATAATTCCAGAGACTCCAAACCAGCAGACAAAGAAAAAGCGGATTGCTCCGCTCTTTACCTATTCTTCTTCATCTGAAGTACAGGTTATTAGCTTTCCGTGCTTGACGGCTTCCCAATATTCTGACTCTGTCATGGAGTATCCACCATTTAAATCTTTTTGTACACAGTCTGAGCAAGTAATTGCATCTGCATCGATGTCAACATTACTAACTACTTCTCCACAACACTTGCATGCGAGATTTTTAAATCCTAATGTTCTCTTCTTACTCATAACCTAGATTTTAATTGTGATAACTCAGAGCATAATTCATACTCCTCTATTTCTGTGTAATATTCAATACATCCGTCAACTGCGGTTGCCATTGCTGGTCGGTCTAACATAAAGACAGACTCGGTCTCTTCTATCATAAATACTGGAATCTCGTCCAGTTCATGCTCAATCATTCGGCATACAGCTAGGAACACGGCATCTGCTATCTCTGCACGATAGTGTATTGCAAAAGCATCCCCATCTGTTAGGCCTTCCGCGCTAAACGTTGGGAAAGATAATTCTATGTTTTCATCCTCTTCCATTACTATATTATACTATTGATTAGTCTTGGGTTTTTATTAGACCTATTTTTTGTGCAGCATAGAATCTTTCTAATTCAATCTCGGCTCTTAGCTTGGCTCCGTCCAGCGTCTCTTCAAACTGGTCAGCTGGCAAGAACTTAGATACTTCAGTAATCTTAAGATAGATGCCCAATACTTTTTCCTTGTGATTAAGGAGAAGCCAGACTTTATCCTGCCCGGCTCTTCCCTCGACTATCCTGTCTCTAAGCGGTCCCCACTCCATTAGAGAACAGTTTGTAAGAATCCACGATGGTCGTATACTCGAGAGCGGCCATCCGACTCTCTAACAACAACATTACTTCCACTCCAGCGAACAGTTAATCCATCTCGACTATAGACATTATCCACTGTTTGTAAGTGTCCTACTAGCGACTCGACTGTCCCATCTCTCCTTACCACCAGCCATTCACCTAATTGACTATTATAGTCAGCATCAATAACTCCTCGAGTAATTGCAACTTCCTGAATCCTACGATTTGGGTCTAACCAAGTAAGTAGCTCTCCATCTTTAATCCAATATTCCATAGCTTTTGTTTTTAAGTTCTTAAGTAAATATAAAGTCTGTGTGGAAATAGCCTCCATCACTTTGGCGACCCCATTCTCCTTGAGCTAACTCGTCAGTCCACTTAACTTTTACTAGGCGTGTCTCAGACGTATCGCAATCTTCGATTACCGTTACCTTAGCTCCTGGCGATGCTGCGTAATATTGCGGAATTAGAGTATTCCATTCTCCAATCGTTCCTGTCTTAATTATCATATCGTTTTGTTTTTAAGTTATAAGTAAATATAACCATTACATTTAAACAAGTACAATCTTATTGAAACTTTTTTACTAGAGACTCTTTACTACGGAGTAAAAAGAAAAGGGTCAGCTTG